GATGATGATATCATGGAAAAAGCTATACAAATGGTTGACTTAGAAGCTGGTATGCAACCAGACTTAATACTTGCTGGTTATGCAGCTCAAAGAGTACTTAAAAATTACTTATCTCAATATCAAAGATATTCAACTATTGATACTAGATATGATGCAGGACATAAAACTATGTCATATGACGGTATTCCTGTTGAAAGAGACAAGTATCAAAATGACAATACTATGGACTTTTTGAAGATGGATACATTCTCATTATTGTCTATAGGCGAATTATTCTCATGGATGGACGCGGACGGTTCAGTATTAAAGGCTGTATCTGGTTATCCTATGTATGAAGCTATATTAGCATCATATGCTGAGATTGCTTGCAAGAAACCAAATGCAAATGTTCGTGTAAAAGGCATAGTAGCTTAGGAGGATCTATGAGAAGAAAAGAATTACTTATCAACCGATTCACTTCATTAGGATATAAGCTTATAACAAGCGATAGTTACAACATAGCTAATAGAATTGAAAAGTATGACAAAGACTTAGTTCTTTTCTTTAATCCAAACAGGAAGAGGTATGAAATTCATACTTCTTCTTTTTTTCCATCTAAATTACCTACATATTGCGTAGGTAGTTCGTATTTGGATAGCGAATTAATACTTATGTTAAAAAGAGCGGATAATCGCACAGAGTTTGGTTTTAGAGAAAAGATGGATATTTTAGAGAAAGAAGAATTACAAAGAGAGGTAAACGCCAATAAAAAAGAAAAAGACTTGATATATGATTTTGCAAATAATGTTAAAGATAAAATTGTAACAGGCAAGAAATACTTTCACATGGGAAGGTGATTAAATGAGGTTAAAATTAAAAGATATAAAAAATATAGCGACTATGTTATCGGGGCAACGTGCAATATCAGACGAAAGAGTTATTTATTTTACACTAGATGCTATGAATGATTTAGTAACGAAATATGATAGCGCTGGAAATAAAAAATTATTTATGTATATTATATTTGATACAATTGAAGAAGCTCAACAATTTTTAAGTGAATCAATAGAGACTGCACCAGACCCAAATATTTCCGAAATTATGACTAGAAGTATATCTGCTATCGGTAATTGGGCGGATTTGCCCGAAGGGTGTATATCTGTAAAAAGATGTTTATTTAGTACAAATATGAGTATTGACGGTTTTCGTGAAAATTACGCAATACAAAATCCAAATGCCACATACTATACGCTCGATTATGTAGGAAACAAAGGCGAACAAACAGATGATTTTATAACAGAAAACGGATATATAAAATTTCCTAAAAAGGGCGTATACACAATTGAATATTTAAGTTATTACAATATATATGATTTTCCAAGTATTTTAGTTTAATAAAGGAGGTTAAATATGAGCGATTCTAACATATACGACGATATTGGTTCTATAGATATAAACTCCTTTTTGCCTATACCAGAAGCTTATCATCAAGCGATAGCTTACTATGTAGCGTACAAGGAATTGTCAACTATTTTTATGCATGAGGATTTATCACAAAGCAATAATAAATTAAACTTATTAATTGAATACAATCAACGAGCGGAAATTGCAAACTCGAGATTAAAAGCAATGAAAAAATCAAGGAAAAGAATAAAATATGCACCTTTTATTTAGGCGGTGATTAATGTGAAATACAAAAGATATTTTGATTTTAGCGGTGGATATAATGACACCTCAGTACAAGATAGATTAAAAGAAAACGAACTGTCAGCATGCGAAAATATGAACATATCACCAAGGGGAGAATTAATATTAAGAAATGGTACAGCTAAAATAAACGATACATCTAAAGGCTATGAAATAACTAAAAGATTTGAGTATCTTATAAGAGATACTTCAATTATATTAGAAGTTTATAATAAAAAACTTTACAAAGTAGGTAATCCAGATGTATTACTTCAATCATTGAATACTGATAAACCATATTTTTTACAACAATTTGATGTTTTATATTGCTGTGATGGCAATGAAATTTATGAGATAGGAAATAAAGATTACTTTTCAAACATAGGTATAGTTGACATAAAAGAAAATGACATAGTACAAATTGCAGATGATTTTTCGTTGCAAACAATAGCAGGGAACTTTTATAAATCAAAAGTTAATCAAGGTGAAATAGACCTTAGTATTGCAAATTATTCAGATACAACAAAATGGGAAAATGTAACTGATATACGTTATGCAACTTCAAATATAGCAAGACCTTTAAAGGCATATGAAGCTGGAACAAAGGAGAAAACAACAATATCGGTATTTAATTCAGTATCAGCAACTGGATATATTTCGATATATTTAAACAAAGTGGAATATAAAATAAATGTAACAAGCGGACAAGATGCAAGAGAAGTAGCTACAGCAATTGGTAACACAACTTTTACAGGCTACACAGCAACAGTAAGTCAAAACGAAGTAACTATAACAGCTAATGAGATAGGTTTTAAAGAGAATTGTTATGCCACATCTTACAATACGGGACTTTCTTTAGTTGTAACAATAGAAGAAAATGGACAAAACAATGATAATATTTTAAACGATGTTAAGAAATGTACTAAATTTATTCAGCATACTAAAAGTGGAAGATATGTTGCAACAGGAAATCCAAATAAACCATACAATGTTTATTTTAGTGAATCTATGCAAATTAATTATTTTAAACAATTCAATATATTATCTCCAACATCATCGGAAGGCTCGTCAGTATGTTTATTAAATATGATGGATAGCGTATTGATTGGTTATAAACATGGCTGGTATGAATACACAGGAATAGAACCTTCTACAGATGGCACTTGGAGAAAATTAGCTATTCCGAATGGTTGTGCTGCCGAATATAGCGTACAAGTATTAGATTTGTATAATTTTGTGTATTTATCAGATAACGGAATTTATTCAGTGAGCGTTAATATTCTTAATCAGTACGGTACTACAACGCAAAACAATTCCGCGGTCAAAAGTATTACAGATGGTAAAGTTGAAAATACTATAAAATCTATTGTAGATAAATCAAAATGTGTAAGTGTGTATTATAAAGGAGTTTATTATCTTGCATACAACGATAGAATAGGTAACAACAATAAAATACTATTATATTACACAGATAAAAAAGCTTTTACATTATATACGGGTGTACAAGTAAATTCATTCTTATATAGAAAGAATGGCGATTTGGAGTTTACAAGCAAGAATTACTCATTAAGATTTAATAATTCGAAATTTGTTGATATAAATGTTGATACAGGACTAGAAAAACGAATAGAAGTTGAAATTAAGACAACTAATCTAGCATTAGATAATTATGTAGCGTATAAATTTTTTGATAAACTATTTGTTCATGTAAATATAAGTTCAGAGACAACACAAGCACATTTGATGGTACAAATGAAAATAGATTCTAGTAATATCGATTTAGAATTTCAGACTTTACAAAGTGGTTTTGTATGGGGTAATAAATGGGGTACTCCATGGGGCAATTATACAACTGAAATAGAAGGTACGATTATTAGAGAAAAAGGGAACAGGATATCACTGGATTTCACAAATAAAGGATTAGATGACAATGGGACAAATATAATATTTTATGGTTTTGTAATATCCTACAAGCCATTAGTTCCACATCAATACGGTACGGGTATTAGCTAAAAAAGGAGGTTTATTATGCAATTAGAAAGAATATTTAATGCAAATGTTGGCGATGATTCTATAGGAAATGCTGGGCCAGATGGAATAGAGCAGGATTTAGATAATCTTTATAGTAATAAGGCATGGAACAAAGATGTATTAACTAGAACCAATACAGAAGTATACATTCCAACTCAAGATTATCACCCTGCAACTAAAAAATATGTAGATGATTCAAAACAAGAAGTTGCAGACGATTTAAATAGCAATGTAACAAGTTTAAATAATAGAATAGATACTACGGATAGTAATGTTCAAGATGTCGTAACTAATTTCTCTAATTTTGCAACCATCGTAAATGACAAGCTTTCCAATATGATAAATTTAGGTTCGTATGTTGGCGATGGTGTTACAGAAGGACAAATTATTAATTTTTTAATTGTTCCTGCTATAGTTGTAATACAGGACAATTCGGGCGATGCAACAGTTACACACATCATAATGAAAGATTCAATTTATAAAATTAATATAGAAACAGCAGCAGAAATTGGCAACGGAACACTAAGCGTTTACGGTGCTTTAAATGAAGTCGGAAAAGAGTATGAGTATATAGTTTTAACGTATGGACAGATACAGTAATTTATAAAGGAGTGATATTATGGCATTAGGAAGTTTATTGGGTGCAATAGGTACTGGATTAGCAAAGGCAGCAGCTAATTATACAGCAGAAAAGAAAAAAACTACACCAACGAACAAGACTACAACATCAAAAACAACTACAACAACAAAATCCACGACACCAAAAAGCACAGGAAATGAACACGCTGATTATATTAATCAGAATTATGCAGGCGGTTTAAATTCATATACCAAAACACAACAAGATAGGTATAACAAAGCTTACCAGACAGGCGATTATGATTTATTACAAAGATTAGACAAAGATGCCTTGAGGGTAGGATATAACTTGTCTATTCCCCAAAACACAAAGCAACAGGAATTACCGTCATTGTCTAATGGCTATTCTCAGCGAACGAATGATTTGTTAAGCGCTGTAGAAAATTATCAAAGTCAAGTTCCGGACATTCCTTATCCAGATATGGGAGACTATAATTTTAACGGTATTCAAAAACAATTAAACAATCTTACAAAAGATTTAAACAATTACGAAGGTGCTAACTATATGGGTATAGATGAAGCACTCGCAAGAGCTAATTCACAATTGGGCGGTATGTACAATTCCTCGCTTGATAAAACTTTAGACAACTACAATAAAAATGCCACATCAAGGGGAATGTTTGGACAACTTCCTACTGAATCGTTAAAACAAAATGCAATAGCAGAAAGTGAATTGAATAAAGCAAGTGCAATTAACACTTTAGGTTCTAATCTGTATTCGCAGGATTTAGACAGAGCTCAAACAATAGACCAAAATTATTACAATCAAATGAATCAATTAGCAAATTTATTAGGACAACAATATAATTCGGAATCGGGACGCTATCAAGCAGATGTAAATAGATATACAAGTGACTATAACGTAGGCAGACAACAAGACCAGGATTATTACAACAATATTAATAGGCAATTAGATTTATTAAACAATCAATATAATTATCAAAATAATGAACAACAAAAGATAATTGAAACTCTAGGCGCTTACTCAAACGACTATCAAGCACAAATAAATGCATTGCAGAATGACGGTGACACTTCTAACGATTGGCAAATACCATATTTGAATATTTTAAGAAATAATAAAATTACAGGACAGCAACAATCACAAGCGCAGGCAGAAGCGAAAAATCAAAGTCAATTACAAGATTTAGCACTTGCGATGTTTAAAGAATTAGGTTACGCCGAGCCTTGGATGGCAGATATATTAGGTATAAACCCGGGGCAATATACACAAAGCTATACAAACATGTTAGCAGATAACACTAGAAAATCTAGTGGCAGTAGCACCGAAAAGGAATGGACACCAAAAGATAGCGCTAGTTTGTTTAAAGATGCAAGTGATTTAGCGAAAACTTTAGCTACTTTAAACAAGAGTGGTTCTGATACGGGAGAATGGGGAAGTATGGCAGAATCGGCAGGGGTTAATCCTAACAAGAAAGAATACACCGAAGCAGATATTCAAAAGTTGTATTATTATTTGTATGAGCTTTATAACACAGACCCAGCAGATGCAATGTTACTAGAAGAATTACAAAAAAGTCAAAATTTATCAGAACCAACATATTATTCAAACCCAGCAACAAGCATATTAAGAAACTATTTGAATTAACGAGGTGATACAATGGACACATTAGAACTGTATCAAGGACTGAAAACAGGAAAGATTAAAAAATCTCAATTAAGCGAACAACAAATTGGTGATGTTTATAAATATATGGTAGATAGTAAAAAAGTATCAGTGAATCAGATTAAGCCAGAAACAGTTAAAAAGTTTAATTTAGATAGCAATACTAATACTGCTGTTCCTAAAACTAGCGAAACATATTCACCTTTTAAAATAAAAACAAACTTTAATACGCCAAATTATGAACAACCAAAAATTAAACCAATTACACAACAAACAAAATCCACTAATCCAGAAAATGAATTAGTGGATTTACTTTCTAATTTAAGTATGAACAGAGGTAAGACTATAAAAAATGAACGTAGTCAAGTAGGTCCTACTTCTCAATACTTGCCTAAAATAGATGCATCTAAACAAGGCGAATGGGGAACTAATCCTGTAAAATCAGCTGCTACTAATTTATGGGCGGGGTTTGGTGATTTAGGTAGAGGTGTTGCAAATGTAGTTGATATGACTTTAGGAGATAAAAATATACCTTTTGTTGACAATTATTTAAATGCTATCAAGAAAGATACTTCAAAAGAAGATGCGAGATTAGCAGAAATTAATCAAGGTAATGTCGGAGAGTTTGCAGGGCAAGTATTTAGAGGAATAGGGCAATCAATACCAAGCGTAGGAATAGGATTAGCAGGCGCACCTATAGCAGCAACTAATCCATTGTTAGCATCTAATGGTACGCAATTAATTAGCAATGCAGCTCAATTATCTAATCCAACTTTAGCATTAACCACACAGCAAGCATTAACAGATGTTGTAAAAAATCCTAACTTAATACCTTCTATGATACAAAGTGTAGGTAATCAATACTATCAAGCTATAAAAGACGGGGCCACAAAAGAGCAAGCTATTAAATCATCTTTACTAGGTGGTATACCTAGCGGATTAATAGAGGTTATGGGCGGTACTGAAAATTTGGCAAAAAAACTTGCATCTAAAATGTCAATAGGTAAATTAACTATAGAAAGTGGACTAGGTGAAGCATTTGAGGAAATAATGCAATATCCTTTAGAAAATTTAGGACAAAAAGTTGCTTATGATTCAAGTATGCCTTACTTTTCTACAACTGAAAATGCTGTAATTAATCCAGGACAACAAGGATATAATGCTGCTACTGCTTTTGTATCTAGTGCATTAATGGGTGGAGTTGGTGGAGCAATTAATAATGGCATAAATAAAATATCAAATAATAATCAACCACAAAACTATAATCAACAAATAACTAATCTTCAAACTGGAATTGATGAAGATTTAAAAACTTTATACAATGGCTTAGAAAACAAAAACATAAAAGGTGACAATCTAGACAAAAGCATAGAAGCCACTAAGCAAATGTTAGAAGTTACTAAGAGAGCATATCCAGAATTAACAGATTTCTTTGACGGTCATATTAACAAGTTAAATGAGTATAAAACACAAGTCATAAACAAGGTACAGGCGAACGAAAATAACAATGGCGAGCAATTAGTCAATGGCGATGTTAAAATCGCTCAAAACGCAAATAATGACGTTATAAAAGAAATTGAAGAAAATCAGATACAACCTATTGAAAATGTATCTAATATAGAAACACGACAAATCGAAGATGTACCACAAATGGAAAATCAAGTTGTTAGTGAGCCTATTAATCAAGATAGTACTATGCAAGAAATTGCACAAGAAAAGATTATCGGAAATAAACAAGAAGAAATCCAACCAATAGATGAAAATGACAACATGAATAATTATGCAGAAGATAGCGAAAAAAACATATTAACCAAAGAACAACAAGAAACCTTTAAAGATAGCAAGGTAAGAAACAAAGACGGCAATTTATTAACTGTTTACCATGGCACAGATGCCAAATTTGATACATTCACTCCTAATTATGCGCCTGGTTGGGGAACGGGTATTTATTTAACCGACAATATGGAGAATGCAAAAGATTATGGTAAAAATATAATCAAGGCGTATGCAAACATTAAAAAGCCTTTTTACGATAACGATGGAAAAGTTGATATTTCTAATACAAAGGCATACAAAGAATACGAAAGTAAAATCATAAAAGAACGTGCAAAAGACGAAGGCATGACAGTCGATGAATATTTAGAAGAAGAAGGATATCCAGATTGGGAACTAGAATGGGATAATCTATATAACGAAGATGGCAATATTGAAATTATAAAAAAATCACTTCAAGAATTAGGATATGATGGCTTTATAGGCAAAGGTAGTAATAATATAGACGGACTTGAAATAGTTGCTTTTAGTCCAGACCAAATTCAAAAAATAGATAATAAAGAAAATGAAATTGTAGAAAAGACTGACACAGTACAAGGAACAGAGGAAGAAGTGCAACAAGTCAAAGATGAAGTACCATCGCAATTCATAGGTGAAACTCCTGTCAACCCATTAGACAACGAAGATGGATATATAAGGCTAGGTAAAGAACCTACTCCAATAGAAAATAAATTCACTTATGATAGCAAAGAATTAGAGGAACAATATAAAAATAACAGAATTACCAAAACTAGAAAAATAGATAAAATAAAGACCATGGCTAGTGAATTTAAAAAAGCTGCAACTAGGACGTTTAGAAATTTGGATCCTAATCTTTCGGAAAACGCAGAAATAATGAAAGAACTAGTCAGATATCCTAAAATAAAATCAATAGCGGGTGATGAAGCAACTAGAATACTTACTGACATAACACAAAAAGAAAACGAACAATTATCAACAGAGGAATATAGTAGGTTTGAAAGATTTGTTTTACTGTCTGACTTAATGGAAGAAATAGAATTAGAACACACATTACCTGGATTATGGACAGAGGAATCTGTAAAAAATAATTATGAAAGATTAAAAAAATCATTAACACCTAACATAGAAAAAGCTTTTGAAAGAAGGACCGCATATTGGGATAATCTAATTAAAGATTATTCAACAGCTATGGGCGCTATTGGTTTTAATGTTGAAGAAAGGTTCAACAAGAAGAATTATTTTAGACATCAAGTATTAGAATATGTTAATGCTAAGAATCTAGCAGGGGCAGGAAATAAAGTTAAGGTTAATTCTAATAGAGGATATACCAAACAAAGGCAAGGTACTAACAAGGCCATAAATGAAGATTACTTGCAAGCCGAATATGAAGTATTAGCAACTATGTTATACGATAAAGAAGTAGCGCAAATGTTAAAAAGAATAGACAATAAATATGGAATTAAAAATAAACTAAAAGCGCAAGCCAAGGAAGAAAATAAAAGAATAAGAGAAAGTAATAAAACTTTTGCTATGGATGCAATTAATGGTAATAAAAAATTAGAAGATGCTTATAATTTGCTTGAAAGCGATAGAGAAAGAAAGGATTTCATTAAAGAACAAGCAGGAGAAAATTACGAAGAACCTAATTTTACATGGAAAGATTTTGTACCCGATGATTACTCAATATGGCAGCCAATACCGGGAAAGCATATGTTTTCTGTAAATACAGTTTCCGAAAATTTCGCAGAAGCTTTAATCAATGATACATTAGACCAACTTTCACCATCTGATAAAAAGACAAGAAAAATGTTAGCTATGGGATTAGACAAAGAACAGTTTGTATTGCCAAATAATATAGCAACTTCATTAGACAATACTTATAAAAAAATAACTTCTCAAGACGATATATTGCATCAATTGCTAAGTGTTCCGATGAAATTATTTAAATCATGGGTATTAACTGTAAACCCAAGGCAAGTTGTTAAATATAACATTAGAAACATAACAGGCGATATTGATGGCCTTATGGCAGCTGGTGGCTTTAAAGCTTTTAATCCTAAAATAGTAGGTAGAGCATCTAAAGAATTATACAATGCTATGAAGTTCGGTAGGTTCACTAATGATTTATTAGATTTTAGAAACGCTGGCGGTTTTTCTGATTTAATGTACGCACAAGAATTAGGTGAAGTAAACGAAATGAAGAAATTCAAAATATACAATAAACAAGATACTGATAATATAGTTAGAAAAATTACTAAGAGCATACCAGGACTAAGCACGTATACAAATTTTACTGAAAACGCCACGAACTACCGAGAAAGTATATTCCGATATTCTTCATACTTGTATTTTAAAGAAGATATAAAGAAGAACAACGGTAAACCTACTTATTATGGTGCATCTAACAGAAATAGAATTGATGGGTTAAAGAGCATAGAGGATAAAGCATATCAGTTGAGCAAAGATGCATTAGGGGCATATGACGAAATAACAGAGGTGGGCCAAGCTCTAAAAAAATATTTAATACCTTTTCAAAGTTGGAATGAGGTCAACATGAAACGTTACAAAAGAGTATTTGAAAATACAATAAAAGATATTAAATACCAAAAAGAAGTAGGGAAAAAAGTAATGTCTGGATTAAAATTAACAGGATTTACAAGCGTAAAATCAGCAGAATTATTAGGCAAGATGGCTATTAGGGTGTTATTTGCATCAGCTTTGTTTATGGCGTGGAATAGATTTGCTATGCCCGATGAAGATGACGAATTACCAGATGATATTAAAAATACGCCTCACTTAACTTTAGGAAAAGATAAAGACGGAAATATTATTTATTTTAGTAGATTAGGAGCATTAAACGACGTTCTCGATTGGTTTGGATTAGACCAAATACAATCAGATTTTGAAGAATTGCTTAATGAAAGAAAAACAGCTAAAGACCAATTAACCGATATGGCTATTGCACCTATTAATAAAATTGCAAATTCGTTAAGCCCATTTATTAAAATGCCGCTTGAATTACTACCTGGTATGACATTCTATCCAGACATAAGGAATCCAGGAATTATAAGAGATAATGGATATTATATCGCAAGTTCATTAGGTGTTAAAGATGAATACACAAAATTAGCAGGCTTACCAATGGAAACGTCATATTTAAAGACATGGCAAAAGGCTTTTATTTACAAAAGTAAACCAGAAGTAAATGCATATTATAAGGCTTTAGATTTAAAGTATAAATTTAAAAAGCAAGTACTAAAAGAAGAGTCTAATAAATCGTTAGGAGGTAAAGAGACATCAGAAGCTTTGTATTATTATAAACAAGCCTTGAGATATGGTGATGAAAAAATCGCAGAAAAATATTTGCAGAAGTATAAGGATTTAGGTGGTACAGCTAGAGGACTTGCGACAAGTCTTGCATCTTTGGACCCTTTATATGGATTAGTTGATAAGAAAAACGAAAAGCAACAATTCTATATGTGGCTTACTGAAGACGAGAGGGAAACAGTTAAAAGAGCGATTAAATATTATCAAAGTTTAGTAAATCAAAAATAGAGTAGCAGAAATGTTACTCTTTTTTAATAATTTGGAGGTGTTGAATGGAAACATGGATAAAGGAATATTGGCTAAAAACTTTGTTCGGAGCAATAGTTACTATATTTGGATTTTGGGGAAAGAAAAAGATAAGCTACTTAGAACATAAAATCAAAGAGGAAGAAATGCTTAGAGATGGAGTACAAGCATTACTAAGAAATGAAATAATCAAGATTTATAATGATTATATCGACAGAGAATATTGCCCGATATATGCAAGGGAAAATATACAAAATATGTACGACAAGTATCACGCTTTAGGTGGAAATGGTACAGTGACTGACTTAGTTAAGAAATTGTTTGAATTACCAACAGAAAAGCAGGCGATAAAATGAAAAAAGAATATACAAAACGAGTTGTAGGGTTAGTAATGTTTACTTACTTCGTAGGGTTATTTATTGGTTCTTATGTAGTATTTAAAATACTAATGGATTATCCAGAATATGCGGTACAAGCATTAATTGCTATGTTTACTTACATAGGTACACCAACAGCAACAACTATAGGTTTTTATTGTTGGAAAGCAAAAAACGAAAATATAAAGAAAATCGGAGGTAATGTTGATGGAATTAATGACAATATTTAAAATGGTAATAGTGGTAATGATAACAGGTGCAATAGCATTGCAATTTAAAAGTTTTAGTGAATGGCTAGTATGGGGTGTTACAGAAGCGGAAATATATCTAGGGAGTGGAACGGGTGAACTCAAACTTAAATATGTTTATGATTTAGCAATAGCAAAGTTTCCTATTTTCGTAAAATTCATAACTTTTGATTTGTTTAAAAAATTGGTAGATATTGCATTAGATAAAATGCGGGAAATGATTGAAACCAACGAAGATATAAACAATATTGTGTTGGGAAGTGGTAAGAATGAGTAATTTATACGAAAGCGAATATAAGATAACGTCACCGTTTGGACCTCGTAATTTAAATGGAGACACAAGAACTCATAAAGGCATTGATACCGTAGGAATAACAAATAAATATTTAGTTGCTGTTTGTGATGCAGTTTTAAAATCTTCTCAAATTATAACTAATAAAAATAACCCTACATGGGAATGGGGGAATTATATTAAATTAGATGATGGATTTGGTTATTCGTTGTTTTATTGTCATTTATTACAAAGACTAGTCAATGCAATCGGTTCAAAAATAAAGAAAGGTCAAAGGATAGGTGTAGAAGGACAAACAGGATATAGCTTTGGTTCACATTGTCACTTCGAGGTTAGAGATTCTAAGGGCGTGTCGATAGATCCGCAGATATATTTTAAAATACTAAAAGAAAGAGAGAATAAAAATATGACTATTGACGAAGCAAAAAAAATAGTAAAAGAAAAAGCCAAGCTAGACGATAAGACTATTGACTACATGGCTAATGATTATAAATATGGCGAAGCTTTAATTTTGAAGTTAGCTAAAGCAATGGACTAGGGAAACCTAGTCTTTTTTTGTTGCCTTTTTTGATATCAAATATAATCCTATGAATATAATTGTTAAAGTAATCAATTCTACAAACAACACTTGAAAATCAATGTAATAAATAGCTAATCTTCCATTGAACGATTCTTCTAGATTATTAAATAAAAATAATGACTTAAATCCTCTGTGTCCAGTGAATACAGCATTATTAGAAACATAGGCAAATTGTTTATATGGAGTGAATAATATTAAAAGTAAGGCAGAACTAATTGTATATATAAATATTAAAAACTTTTTTAATCTCTTATCTGTTTTTCTGTTTTCTGACATTTTTTGTTCCAAGGATTCCTCGATTTTTTTTGATATGCTTTTTACTGTTTCATTTACATCAATTTCTTTTGATTCCATAATATACCTCCTATTTTTACAATACATATTTTTAATCTCTATAATTCTTTGGAGCATAACTCAAATATAAAAATACTAATCCAAACAACACATCTACAACTTTCCACGTTCCTTTATCAAACACAACTTTCCATATAGGATTAAATATTGCCAATGTTATAAAATATATCACAGTCATCAATTTAGAATCTTTATACCTTGTAAAAATTCCATAAACAGATATTAAGCTTATAAAAACCCTTAAAAAGTTATAATACCCATATGGCAAATTAAACGCTGCTAAAAATAAAGCTATTGCCCCCGCTAATGTTGTCACATCTACCGAAAACATATTATTCCCCCTAACAATATACGATTTACAAATATTATATGCTCGTTGGTTAATTTTTACAACAACAATTTAAATAATTCATACTCTTTAATATTTTTTTAGTAACTTTTCTATTTAATAGTCATATTATATCGTATAAATTAATATAAATTAGTATGGAGGTGCAAAATGCCATCAATAAATTTGACATTTAAGAATAATAAGGAAGAAATTGATTTGTACGAGTGGATTTGCAAAAGCACTACTGGCAAAAGTGGATTTATTAAAGATATACTTAAAAGAGAAAAACAAAGATTAGAAATGCCAAAAGACCAAAAAGTTATGAAAGGATTTTTTACAATGGAATAAGAAAACTCCCCCAGCGCCGGCAAGCAATAGAGGGAGTAAACACAAGAGTGTTTTTATTATGTTACCAAATAATCGTTAAATAGCTTGTCGCATTTTGTAAGCCAAATAAAATTTTATGGAGATGTTAAAATGGTTGAAAATTATTTAGATTACTTACTATCAGTTAAAGGAAAATCACAAAAAACAATAAATGAATATAGGTTAGATTTAAATATATTCTATGAATTTTTAAAAGAGAGATACTCAAAGGAAATAGATATTGACATACTCAACAAAATAAACATATCTGATTTACACGCATTTATAGCTTATCTAGGCAACGTCAGAGACAATTCAAATAAAACTAAGGCAAGAAAGATAGCTTGTTTAAAATCGTACTTTAAATACCTACACAGTACTATAAAAGTCATTTCCAATAACCCTACTATTGACTTAGAAATACCAAAGATTGAAAAAAGATTACCTATTCACTTATCGTTAGAGGAATCTAAAAAATTACTTTCTTCTATAAATAATAAACGAGATTATGCTATTGTTATATTGTTTTTAAATTGCGGTTTAAGACTATCGGAATTAACAAGTATTGATATTGCAAATTTTAACGACGATACATTGACAGTAGTAGGAAAAGGTAATAAAGAAAGAACGATTTATTTGAATAAAGTTTGTAAAAAAGCCATTGATGAATATTTAAAAACAAGAAATAGCAATGAAAATGCATTGTTTTTAAGCAATAGAAATAGCAGATTTTCACAAAAGGGAATTCAGCACATGTTAGAAAAATATTTAAATAAAGTCAATTTATCTGGTAAAGGATATTCACCGCATAAGTTAAGACATACAGCAGCCACGTTAATGTATCAGTATGGCAATGTAGATATAAGAGCATTACAGGAAATACTAGGTCACGAAAGCGTTGCTACAACACAAATTTATACTCACATTGATAGTAAACAATTAAGAAATGCTATAAATAGCAATCCGTTAAATATATAGGAGGGAATTTATGAAAGAATTGATTGAAAGGAAAATTGCAAAACTAGAAAAGGATAAGAAAACACTTGAAAATAAACGTATCATTATGAATGATATTCAACTTTACAGGGAGGTTTATATTGAAATTACATTACTTAATATACAGATTGAACATTTGACAAAAATGATAGAAGAAGAAAATTATCAGATTGTTTTATAAATAGAATTTTATGGAGGGGTATTATGAATAAAGTAGAATTATTTAATAAAATTGCCAAGGAACAGGAAGAAACCTTGCTTTTCTTGTATCGTGAACACAACAAGATTAATAAAGAAAATGCCTATATTTATTATGAATTTACACATAGAAGAATTCCAGAAATCATTGGCTTTAAATACACCAAACCATTTGGAATACTTTTAAAAGCAGATGACGGAAATTTTACTATACAAATTTTTGAAGATGGCGAAGATATTGTTTTTAGATTAGTAGAAGTATAAGGAGAGTATTATGAAAGAATTATTAAAAAATAAAATTGAAGAATTGCAAGAAGGGAGGAAAACAAAGAATGAGTTACCACGATGAATTCGATAACAATAAATTTGAAGATAAATTTTATAGAACTAATGTGATAATAAATAGAATCTTGGTTGTAATGATTATTGTAATATGCTTGATAGAAATTATAAAATAGTAGGTGATACCATGGGTAAAGCATATAAAATGTTTGAGAAAGCTTGTTACAAAGGTATGCATAAAGCTAATAAAAAAGGTATGAGGAATCTAAGGAATGAAATCAAGGAAGGAACTATTACTAAAGAGGAATTTAATGACTGGGTTTATGGCACAAATGACAAAGACGAAATTAGAAAAATAAGGAAAAATATCATCTGAAAAAATTCGGCACAGAACAGAACTCCGCTTCGCTACATTCGTTCTTACAAGGCTATGAATAAGTTTGTCCATACACTTGTATTACTGTATATTGGTGTACTTATGCATTAGTATAGGTGTTAGTACAGTTGAAAGTATAGGAGGTTAATATTAATTAATATGAATACTAAGAATTTCATGAAAGATATTTATTGTTTGATAGGTTGTATATTTTTATTTGTGTTCGGTAGTTTTGTTCCTGGTATAAAGATATGTAGTATAGCTTTATCTTTGTTGAGCGGTGGAATGATAGTTAGTGATTTTAAAAGGGATAAATGGAAAATGATGTTTGTAAATTTAGGTTTGTACAATTCAGAGAAAAAAACACCTAAATTGTTAAAAAAATCTTGTAATGAATTAGGAGATAGATATATTTTCAGCATACCAGAAAGCTTATGCTTAAAAGATTTTGTCAAGTGTCAAGAAGAACTAGAAACAATCATCAAGAAGCCTATTAAATTAGAATTAACGAGCAATTACAATCTTTTGATACAAATATTCGACGTTGAGTATAAAAACGTCTACAAGCCAAATTATTAGGAGGATAATTATGAATAAAATGATATTTCCATTAGGAGTTACAATTACCGCAGAGGGAAGCAAAATTGTATATATTGATTTAGAAAGTCAACCACACATCTTGGTCGGAGGAATCACGGGCAGCGGTAAAACATCATGTATTAAGTGTTTATTGACGGCCATGTGCTTACAAGATGTAGAGTTAAAAATAATTGATATGAAAATGGGCGGGGATTACAATGTATTCAGAAACTACAAATATCTTACTGCTTTTATTAAGAATATTGAAGATGCTGAAATTGAGATTAATAAAATAAGAACATTAATGATTGATAGATTCCAAGAACTAGATAGAACTAATTGCAAAGACTTCAAAGACTACAACAAGAGGTTTAAAAATACTATGAAGCCTATAGTTGTATTAATTGAAGAATATACCATGTTAAGTGATGACAAGAAGTTTAATAAAGAATTAAATATAATCTTAGCACAGGCTAGAGCTGTCAATATAAAAATTATACTCAGCATACAAAGACCATGCCACGAAAATTTAAATACAAAGCTTAAAGCTAACCTAAATCATACGATAGCATTTAAGGTTAGAAATACATACAACAGCGAAATATTACTTGATAAGGGTGATTACAGAGCTGTTAATAATCTACATGGTAAAGGTGAAGCTATATTGACAAATGACAATCAAGATGTAGAATTTAAAAGTTACTTCCTAGAAGATAGAGAAATTAAAAAGATGATATTTATGAAATGTTATATGGGCAATATGATCCCTCAACAAAACATCAAAAGGATTGAACATACTAAATTAAAGGAAGTGAGCTTGATTTGATTACAGATAGGGATTATAAGGTTGTAGAGTTTGTTAGTAAGCTGCCTTGTTATTCCGATACTATTCAAAAAATATTCTTTTCTAACACAAGCCAGAGAGTAACAAACAGAAGATTAACTTTTCTACATGATTATTTATACTTGAGAAGGTCCAGACATGGGGCCAATGACAAATATTTTTACTTTACTAAGAGAGAACCTAAACAAAAGCTACATCTTGATTATATAGCTAGAACGTACTTATGGATCTATCAGAACGGATATAAAATACATGATTTTGAAGTACAAAAGGATTATGATAAACTTATACCAGATATGGTGTTACAGATTGAAAAAGATGGTAAAAAAGGAACTCTTGCTGTAGAAGTTGAATTGTCAAATAACAATATCGCTAGAAAAATTAAAAAGTACGAGGATAATGGAAGATTTAAAAAACTATTAATTTTTAGCAATTCAGATGTTAGTAGCAACAGGATTGACATAATATCTAAAAGTATAAAAGAACTGCTATAATCGACAGCTCTTTTATCATAAAGATTTACCGCACATACCGCACAAAAAACCGCACAAAAGATATTTAACGCACATAATTAAAAATTAGTTATCTATAAGATGATGAACAACGTAACTATTGTATATAATTTCAATGTATTTGAATTTCAATAATCATCAATTTAGTTGCGTAACGTAAAGCACTAGACTTAGGATCTAGCGCTTACGCGTGCAGGTTCGACTCCTGTCATCCGCACCAAGACGAAGCACTTATCGATTTTCGGTAGGTGCTTTTTTAATACAAAAACCGAACAAAAAACGCACAAAATTTTTAATTCATCATATCTATTATTTTCTTATCATTTTCTAATTTAATATTTTTGTCCATGTGTTGGTAGATTTGTTTCAATGTGTTAATATCGTGACCTAATCTTTCAGCAGAGTATAAATCGGGCATTCCATTTTTATAAAGCCATGATGCATGATAATGCCTTAAATCGTGAAAAACTATATTCTCACCGCACAGAGTTGTGCGGTCGATTAACTCTTTGAATCTGTGGCTATATCTATCTGGTCGCATATTAAATAATCTATCTGTTATTTTCCCTTGCTCTTTTCGGTATACAACAATTAAGTCCATTAAATATTTTGGAATGGTAACATCTCTAAAACCATTTTCGCTTTTTGGGCGCTTGTCCTTGTAACCCTCGTCGGAAATCGACCTTGCTTCATCAACTCTAATAATATTGTCTTTTACAAAAACATCATCTGGTTTTAATGCAAATATTTCACCCCGTCTAAGTCCGCCCCAAGCTGCAAGTAAAATAATGCACTCGTCAAATATAGTTTTTTTAGCTTCTTCATGTATAATACTAAATTCAGCTTCTGTAACAAGCCTAAAACGAGTTTTTTGTTTAGATGGTATTTCGATATCTTTAGCAGGGTTTTTGTCTTTCATACCGTCATTTAATGCCTTACGCAATACAAATATAAGTTTTCTCACTGTGTTTTGTGCCTGTGTTTCTAATTTCTCATTAACAAATTTTCTGATGTGTATTTCGTTAAGTTGTGACAACTTCAAATTTCCTAATGATGGCTTATAATGATTTTTAATATATCCCTTATAAAGAACGTATGTTGATGAAGCTAGAGTATTTTTATTCAACTCTAACCATTCATCTAACCATTTACCTACTTTTATATTGCTTATATTAACAAATTTTCCCTCTTCTGTTTCTGTTTCTAATGCTCTTGCTTTGCTTTTGCATTCTTTCTCGGTGTCAGCGGTTATATATTTTCTAATTTGCTTTCCGTCGGAATCTCTTCCAATATAAATGGTAGCTTGAAATTTACCGTTTTTCATCTTTCGTATGCTTGCCATGGCGTCACCTCAGATTTGATTTAAAATATATGGCTTTACCTAAAATTTGAACATTCTTTTTATCTTTAGCTGTGATTCTAATATCTTTAAAAACTGGATTTTCGGCTTTTAATAATATATCGCCATTTAGTTTATAAACTCTTTTGAGTGTAGCCTCATCTTCTATAAGCACAGCGGCTATTTCTCCATCTTCAATATCTGATTGTTGCTTTATAAAAACAAGATCTCCGTCAAAAATTCTAACATTAATCATGCTGTCACCTTTAGCAATTAGAGCAAAATCAACATTTTCATTGATATCAACATATTCGTGACTATAAATATTTTCATATGCCAGTAATGGCGTTCCACATGCTATTTCTCCTACAACCGGTATCTTTTTATATCCTGTGTTGTTTTCTATATTCCTTATGTTGTCAAGACCAGCCAACCAATATGGATTCACTTTAAAATAATTCGCTAACATTACAATCTCACTAACACCTGGTGAGTGCTTACCACTTTCATATCTCGAAATAGTTGCTTTAGTTGTACCCAGTATTTTAGCAACGTCATCTTGTGTTAATTCGTCCCCTATTCTTAGTCCCTTTAACCTTTTACCAAAATGCTCTTTTATTTTTTCAGCATTTAGTTTCAATTTTATTACCTCCTTGTGTTTTTTTGTAGTATACCACATAACGCAACTTTTATTCAAGAAAAATATATAAAAAAGTTACAAAAAGATATTGACATTATAAAAAGTTTGTATTATACTTAGGACAAGTTACAAAACGCAACTAAAAAAACACATGACAAAAGGAGAATGAAAAATGAAAAATAAAAAAAGCAAATATGGAGAATACAAGAAACTTAAAACTATACTTTTTGAAAAAAAGGTAACCTACGAGGAAGCTGCTAAAATGGCTGATTTATCAGTGTCCGCATTTTCTAACAAAGTCAATGGCTTAGTAGATTTTAGAGTTGATGAAATTGCTAAGTTGTGCAATGAGTTAGATGTCGATTACACCGTCATATTGAGCGAAAAACTAAGCACCGTTACATATTAAACAAATTTATTGCACCGATAAACAATTTATTTTTAATTAAAAAGTTGCGAAACGTAACAAAAAAACACAAGAGGGTAAAATAACAAAGAGAGCTTAGGCTCTTTATAAAAACACTTTAACTAGGACAAACCCTTAACCTACATAGTATGTAACAAAAATAAAAATATACCACTAAGGAGGAAAAATTATGGAAGAAAAAAACAACTTACAGGAAGTAGATAAAATACTCTACCATCAGCTCGAACTTTTAGCAGAGTATTCTCAAAAAATAAAAAACATTGAAGATTTAATTGAATTAACAAAAGCTATGACCGAAATATCAAAACATTTTAGACAATTCTAATACTTGTAACGCATTGATTCATAATAATTTGATATTTCCTTATAGATTTCATCGTATTTTTCAGCTAATTCAGCTGGAGAAAGATAGGACAAATCTTGTTTTTCTAGATAAAGCATTGTCAACGCAGATGTTTTATCTTTAGGAAATGTACTAAATTCAGACATATAATCACCTCCACTATAATTATATAGCGAAAGTAAAAATATGTCAAAAAATAAAAAACAAAGGAGAAAAACATGAACGAACTAAAGATTTTTAACAACAAAGAATTTGGAGAAATAAGAGTAATTGAGAAAGACGGAGAACCATGGTTCGCAGCAAAAGATACATGTGACATTTTGGATATTAAAAACACAACACAAGCAATGCAAAGATTAGATGCTGACGAGGTGACTATGTTAAACATAGGAGGCTTATCTGGTGAAACTAATTTTGTAAACGAATACGGTTTGTATTCACTTGTATTAGGTAGCAGAAAACAAGAGGCTAAGAATTTTAAAAGATGGATTACTCACGAAGTCATACCATCAATAAGAAAAACAGGAACATATCAACTTGAACCTAAAACGCCTATACAATTGCTGGAATTACAACTTGAAGCTTTAAAAGAAATTGACAACAAAGTAGATGCAGTAAACAAAGACCTACAAGATTTTAAATTGGACATGCCTATTCTAGGTATCGAATGCGACAAGATAACTTACTCAGTAAAGAAAAAAGGTGTCGAGTGTTTAGGCGGTAAAGATGCTAAAGCGTACAATGATAAATCTATTAGAGGCAAAATTTATTCAGACATACATAGACAACTTAAAAGAGAATTTGCGGTAACAAGTTACAAAGCAATCAAGAGAAATCAAACCGACATCGCTTTAAAAATGATTAGTGAATATAAGACACCTTTTGCGTTAAATTGCGAAATTAAACAGTGTAATAATCAAATTAATATTTAGGAGGAAACCATGAACAAACAACAGATACAAAAAGAACTACTCTACATAGGCATTAAACCATCAACAAAAGGCTTTGAATACATATCAACAGCTATCGAATTGTACAAGCCTAACACAAAGATGATGGACGTATATTCAGCGATAGCAGAAAAACACGATACTAAAGCAAGCAGAGTAGAAAGAGCAATCAGACATGCAAAAGAATCATTGTTAAATGAATATCCCGTCTTAGAAGAAAGAATCAAAGAGCGATATGGTATAAGCATAATTATTGATGAAAAGTTTACAAACGGAGATTTGATAGCACTTATGCGGATTGCTATAGAAAATATGGAAGGTGCAAAGATATGAACTTTTTATTAAATCACAGCCAGCCAATAACCCTACTAGTTCAAGGATTTTTAATAAATTGCGTACTCTGGCTAGGTGGTTATTGTTTGGTCGAGAGTAGGAGGAAAAGTAGATGAATGTATTAAGTTTATTTGATGGCATTTCATGCGGTCAAGTAGCACTTGAAAGAGCTGGGATTAAAGTAGATAAGTATTATGCAAGCGAAATTAACAAATATGCTATAAGTATCACTCAAAAAAATTATAAAAACACAATTCAATTAGGTGATATCACAAAATTAGATATATCCTCATTAAAAGATATAAATTTGTTAATTGGAGGAAGCCCTTGCCAAGATTTAAGTGTATATAAATTCGATAGAAATGATGTAAAGGGATTAAATGGTAAAAAAAGCAGTTTATTTTATTATTACGTAGATGCTTTGGAACGACTAAAACCAGAATATTTTTTATTAGAGAATGTTCCTATGCAAGATATATGGAAAAATGAAATAACAAATTTTTTAGGAGTTGAGCCAATAGAAATAAATTCTAACTTGGTTAGTGCTGCAGACAGGAGAAGATTATATTGGACTAATATTCCAAATGTAACACAACCTATAGATAAAAAAATAATGTTAAAGGACATTGTTTTGAACGCTGATGAAATTCCTGAAAAATACTGGTACTCCAAAGATTTTATATTTCATGGTTATGATAAAAAGGTTCAATGTACTCTTGAAATGAAAGGTCATAGACATATGAAAGAAGTTTATAATCTCAACGGAAAGTGTAATACATTGACAACTTGCAGAGGTGGAAATCTTCAAAAGAAAGTTTTTCAAGACGGAAAATGTAGAAAGTTAATTCCATTGGAATACGAAAGACTTCAAACTTTACCAGATAATTATACATATGGGATAAGCGATACAGAAAGATATTCAACTGTTGGTGATGGTTGGACAGTAGATGTAATAGCACACATATTTAAAAATATTAAATAGGAGGTACCCAATGAACTACATACAATCCCAAGAAGCAGAAAAAAGAAGATGTACAAATTGCAAAGATAAACCATCTTGCAGCGCATTCGAGGACAAGCAAGAAACAACACCTAGCGAGTGGGACAAGAATAGATTTGCAATTAGTTGTAAGGAGTATGGAGAAAATGAGTAGCAGAGCGAACACTTTATATTTAGCAGTAAGTCCAGATGCATATGAGTTGCCATTTGCAGTTGCTGGAAATTTAAGAGAATTAAGCAAGCTTACAGGAGTTAAAGAAAATAATATATCGTCGGCAATTAATAGGAATGCCAACGGAAAGATTAAAGGTATTAAGTTTTTAAAAATCAAGTTAGAAAGTGAGGTTGACAATGACATACAAAGAACTATGGATTAAACAGAATCCGAACAAAGATTTTGAAACTGCAAAATGTAGAGACATTGAATTTAACTTGACAACAAATTGTGGAAACAAAAGATGTAAAAAATGTTGGGACGAAGAAGTGCCAGAAAGTGAGGTAAACAATGAAACTAAAATGTATTCAATGTCACACAACTTGGGGCATTAGTTCACAAAAGAAAGAGAGGTACAGGAAACACTACATTTGTCCAGATTGCGTAAAAAGAAAAAAGACCGCCTACGCCAATAGGAACGGTCAATAAAAAACATTCAAACAGAATTATAGCACATTAAAACAGATATGTCAAAAAAATAAAGGAGATTTCATATGATAAATTTTAAAAATATAAGCAAATACTTAAAAGGGAAGTCAACTCAAATATTTTGGTTTAGGACAGAGGAATTTAACTATTTATTTACAGGATATTTTGGACTTAGAACAAAGAAAACTTTACATGTAGAAAAATGGATCTTCGTCCCTTTAATAAATTTATTTAAGACAATACCAGACATCGGAACAGGATTCGCGCTTAAATTTGACGGTAGATTAGAAGTAATGACAGAAGAACAAATAAATAATTTCATTGGATTGTTGGAACTTCCAAAAGATGCAGAAGTGTTGACGGATACAAGATTAACGCAAATTCACAGCGATAAAGATTTGCAGATTCTAAAAGCATCTAAAAATTATGTTTATATGGATAGAACTTTTATGAGTTTTATAAACGAATTTTCACCAGTACAAATATATGGCAATATTCCTACTCGACCTATATATGTCACACATGAAAATAGCGAAGAAATGTTGATGATGTTACCGGTAAGAAATGACTATCAACCTGTCTATTTAAACAGAGAAATATTTACAAACGAGGTGAACGAATGAAATGTCACTACAAAATTTTATAAACGACTACAGAAGAATGATAGCAGCAGATGGTGAATTAACAAAAGATGAGTTAGTAAGCATATTAAAACTAGATGAAGTTCTCCCAGATAATAAAAAAGCCGATGAAAAATTAAATAAACTAGCAGACAAAATTTTAGAAAAGAAATACGGAAACGCTAAAAAATGGCAAAGAGAATATTCACACGAAAGCAGATTGAAATTATACAATCAAGGTTTATCTGATGGCGATATAGCAAAGATAGAGGGTTCGCAAGATTCAAGTGTTAGATATTGGAGAGAAAAGAATAATTTAGAAGCCAATCCATCAACTAGAACTATTGAAATTGAGAAGAAAAATAAAATACGAATGGATCTATATAATCAAGGTTTTGTTGATAGTCAAATTGCTAAATTAACAAATACATCAAGTTCCAATATTGCAACTTGGAGAAAATATAGAAAACTTAAATCTAATAGCAAACAACCATTGAAACGAACTAAAAAGGAGGCTAAAAATGTATAGCTGCAGAGATTGTGAAACAATATTTAATCAAGTAGAAACAATTAAAGATGATACAGGCGAATTATTAAATGTTTGTCCTGGTTGTAATAGCACAGGCTACGAAGAAGCCTACAAATGCGATTTATGCGAAAGATATTACTTTGAGGAACAAATACATAACAATATATGTTACAAGTGTGCTGAGAAGGAATATACAGACAGACTAGGGCTTAAATGGTTGGACAAGCACAAAGAATATTTCTTAGAGATATGGGGCATAGGAAACGTTGATAAAGAGTTGGAAAGTGACTTGATAGAAGTTTTAGAGAAAGACTTTTTAAGTAAGGTTGATTTAGATGGAGATAGTAATAAACAACTAGAACATCTTAAAAATTATATTTTAGATGATATGGAAAATTGGATTGAGTTTTTGAGGGAGGAAATAATATGAAATTTAAATTTTGGAAATGGAAAATTGATATAAAAATTAAAAGGCTGAATTCAGATGAAAAAATAGGTTATTTGGCAAACGAACTGATTAAGGAACTAATCGCAAGTGGTAGAGAAGTTGAAAGTTGCAACAGCAAAGGACATGGATATATACCTATATGGATTCATCACTTGGGAACTAAAGATGCAAAGATAGAAATAGAAGATAATAAGTTTGAGAGAATAACAACAAAACCAACATTTGATAAATTTTAGGGAGGAAATATAAATGAATAAAATTCAAATAAAGAAATTTCTTGAATCAGAGGAAGAAACAACGATTGAAAATATACGCAACATCAGAAATAGAGAAGTTGAAAAACTAAAAGAAAAAATAGTAATCGAATCATTGAAAGGGTTAGATGTCAAGGAACTTGAAATTGAAATAAAAACATTACTAAAAGAGCTAAAACAAATAGATATGTATTTTGAAAAAAGCGATAGTTATTCGTATTACAATTCATACACTAGACAAGCGACATATTATTTAGAATCATTGCTAAATAGAGGTGGATTGGAAAAAGATATTTTAAAAACGTTAAATAAAAAATCGTACATGTCAGATAAACCGACAGTTAAATACGAAGCACAAAGAGAGCAAATAAGAAACGAATATACAAAGTTAAAAGGTAATATTTCTTCAATGACAGGCGCACAGGCTACTGAATATTTGAAAGAACTAGGATTTAAGATACCAGAAACAAATGTTGTAAAAAATGAGGTAATGTCAACTATAAATATATCATTATTAAAAGAATTGAGAGGTGAATAGTTAATGTTAAAAGTAGGCGATAAAGTAAGGATTACAGGCGATATAAATGCACATGGTTTTAAAATAGGAGAAATTGTTACAATCGAAAAAACAAATAAGGGTAATGGTTATAGAGCAAAAAACAACAACGAATCATGGTGGATTTGTGAAGAAGAATGCGAACTTATCAAAGATGAAAAACCAATGTTAAATACAGTAATAAGCCACAAAATAGCAACGGTTGATGAAAAGGGATATGTAAAACAACAAATTGATTTAACTCATGAAGAATATTTGTCTTTAGTTGAACAGTTGGCAACAGAAGTTGTTGAGATACAGGAAGATAATAACGAATCTTTATATAATTTTTTATTTGGAGGGAAATAGATGAAAATTAAAAATATTAAAATCAAAAACTTTATAGGTGTAAAAGAATTTAATTATGATGCAGATCCAAAATTAAACATACTAAAAGGTAAAACAGGAAGCGGAAAAACAAGCGTGCTAGAGGGCATAGAAAAGGCATTTAACAACACAGGAAGAAGAACTGAACTAATAAGTCACGGAGAAAATGAAGCTACCTTGTTTATTGAAACTGATGACGGGTTAGAAATTGAAAGAAAACTAAGAAATGATAAATCGGATTATTTCAAACTTAGAAAACAAGGTGAAGGTATAAAATCTACAGAATCAGAGCTTAGAAAATTTATAAAAGGTGATGTTTTTAGACCGTTAGACTTCATTAATCTAACAGCTAAAGAACAAACCAACATCATTTTAAGCATGATAAAGATGAATTATTCAGCAGAGGAAATAGTTAAATGGTTTTTAGACGATAAAGATGTTCTAAGTGGAATAAATACAGACAAGCATATGTTGCAAGTCTTAAAAGACGTTGAAAACAAGTTTTATAAAGAGCGTGAAGAAGTAAATAGAGATATTAAAAATCTTGACATACAAGTTAAAAATATTGAAAGAGGACTTCCAGACAATTATAACGGAAACGAGTGGAAGGATAAGAAAATTCAAGAGTATTACAACAAAGTTTCTGATGCTGAAAGAGTTAATAAATTTATTACCGAAGCAAAAAATTTGAAAGAAAATTTTGATAATAAAGTCAATTCAATTAAAGCTGATGAAGAAGCTAAAAAGGCTAGATTAGACGTCAAATATAGCGAATTAAAACAAGATTTAAAGGACCTTATAGAACTATCAAAACAGAAGATTGAAAAGGAAAACAGCAAAATAGAAGGTTTAGGAACTCTTTTAGAGAATCAGCTAAAAGATTATGATAATCAGCTAGAAAAAGATATTGCAAGGCTAAAAGCAAATTACATTGAATTAAAAGAGACAGCTAAAAGAGAAACAACAAAAGCAGAACAGCAAAGCAAAGAAGAAATCAAACAGCAGCAACAAAAAATAGCTGTAAAAGAGCAAGAAATATCAACACTTGACGAAAAGAAAGAACTTGAAAAAGAATCCATTGAAAAAAATACATTACAGCTAATTGAACTTGAAAAGCAAAGAATTGGAAAAGCTTCTGAATATCTTGAAAACAATGAGGAAATAGACATTGAGCCACTAAAAATAGAAGCTGAAAAAGTCGTTGAGATGCAAGGATATTTAAGGGATTGGGACAGAATGTTATTCATTCGTGATGGTGAACTTGCTACAAAGAAAGGTCATGCAGACTATTTGACTAGACTAATCACGATAGCACGCGAGAAGCCATCAGAGCTATTAAAAATACACGAACTTCCACTTGACGGTATATCAGTTGATGAAAACGGATTAATTCGTATTAATGGCACTTTATTAGATGGTCTTTCAGACGGCGAAAAATTAGATGCAGCTTTCAAAATTGCTTTACAAAGAATGGGCGAACTTAGAGTAATGTGTCTTGATGGATTCCAAAATTTAGATGAAGATATGCAAAAGAAAGTTATTGAAATTTGTGAGAGCAACGATATTCAAACTTTTATGACGGTTACTAAATATCAAGATACAGAAGGTTTTGAGATTGAAAACAAATTTGGGGAGGAAATATAAATGGCTAATGATTTAATTTTAAAAAGCGTACATTCAAATTTAAACACACTTTTAGAAAGCAAGGCTGATGCATTACCGCAAGATTTTAACAAAACTAGGTTTTTACAAAACTCAATTACAGTATTGCAAGATACAAAAGGTATAGAAAAGTGCAATGCTCTATCAGTAGCAAGAACAATGTTAAAAGGTGCATTTCTCGGTTTAGATTTCCTAAATAAAGAATGTTATGCAATTCCTTATGGAAACAGCTTACAGTTTCAGACCGATTACAAAGGCGAAATAAAGCTTGCTAAAAAGTATTCAATCAATCCTATTAAAGATATATATGCAAAGCTTGTACGTGAGAATGATGAGTTTGTAGAAGAAATAAAAGACGGTCAACAAATTATAAGTTTTAAACCTATGGCATTTAATGATGGTGAAATAATCGGAGCCTTTGCAGTTTGTTATTATCAAGACGGAAGCATGATTTATGAAACTATGAGTAAGGCAGAAATCGAAAAGACTAGGAAAGATTATTCTAAAATGCCAAATGGTACAAGCTGGGTAAAGAGTACGGGCGAAATGTACAAGAAAACAGTTTTAAGGAGATTGTGTAAAAATATTTCATTAGACTTTGACAATATAGAACAAAAAAAAGCTTTTGATGATGGTGGAGATAGTGAAGTTAAAGAAACAAAATCTAAGGCTAAAAATATTTTAACAGAAAAAGAAGTTGAGGACGTGGAATATTCTATAGTCGATGAAGTAAATCCAGAGTTAGACGATGATTTACCAGATTGCTTAAAAGAGGAATCAGAAAATGAATAATATTAAATTTACTGATTTAACAATAGAGCCATCATTGGCAGATAGATGTTTTGATAATTTTTGCAAAGAAAATAATTTATATGGCAAAAACAAGCCTATAGAAATTGACAAAGCAGAACCTTCAAAAATGAATATTAATACATTGCCAATACCAACAGATGATAATTATTTTAGTCCAGAGATGAATCGCTTATATAGCGGTTCCTCTCAACTAAAAGCATTTATTGAATGTGAAGCTAGAGAAATGGCTATTCTTGAAGGAAAATATCAAAAGGAAGAATCGTCAGAAGCAATGTTGCAAGGTAGCTATATCCACGCATGGAGCGAAGGAACTCTTCAAAAGTTTATTGAAGAGCATCCAGAGATAATGGCTTCTAAAGGAAAAAATGCTGGTGGACTTAAAGCTTCATTTCAAATTTGTGACACCGTAATCGACGTTTTAAAGAACGACAAGGCTATCTATAGTATTATCACTCAATGTGAGAAAGAATTTATCTTCACAGGCGATATATTCGGTCTACCAATAAAAATTAAGGTTGACTTATTGAACAAAGAGAAGAAATATTTTGCAGACTTGAAATTCATGAGAAATATTTCTGATAAAACTTGGTCCGATGACTACAAAAGAAAAGTTAATTTTATTTTAGCTTGGCATTATGATTGGCAGATGGCTATTTATTGTGAAATAATCAAACAGAATTTAGGTGAATATTTTACACCGAATATTATAGCTGCTAGCAAAGAAGATGTTCCAGACAAAGCGTTAATAACATTCGAGACAGAAGATGAAAATAGTCTTGAGGATTTTGTAAAAACAACTCTTGAAGAAATCAAGCCACATATTTTAAGAGTTAAAGAACTTAAAGAGGGTACAGCAGAGCCTATAGGTTGCGGTGTATGCGATTATTGCAAGAGTATAAAACAAATTACAGAGCCTATTTATTGGCTTGATTTATAGGGGAGAAATCCCCTTTGATTAACACCAAATGAAAGGAGAATAAGAATGAGATTAATCAAATGTAAAAAGTGCGGCACAACTTTAATGGTCGAAGAAGAATTACTAGAAAATATGCTTGATGAAATGAACGAGTATAATACAAAAGCGTTAAAAGCTAAAGGTTATCATAAAAATATCTACGCTCAAAAAGCTTCACAATTGAAAAAAATGGTTACACAAATTCAGCATCGACAAACAATTATACAAGAAAAAAGTCTTGAAGAAAGAAATATCAATTGTGAATTAATTAGTTATTTATTATATAACAATTTAATAACAGAAGAAAAACTTGACAAGATTAAAGATATCGCAAGACAAAAATCAAAAGAAAGTATAGCTATCGAAGAAAAAATTATTAAAAATATTTACGGTAGTTATGAAAATGAATTTTCTAACAAGAGCAATAGTGATCCAACAGCAAATGCGGTAATTAATAACGCAAGAAGGTGAGAAATTGGCAGAGAAAAGAATGTTTGCAAAAACAATAATAGATAGTGACGCATTTTTAGATATGCCTCTATCGACACAAGCATTATATTTTCATCTAGTAATTAGAGCAAATGAAAAGGGTTTATTAAATAATTTAAGGTCTATTTGCAAAATGCTAGGTTGCAATAAAAATGATATAGATTCACTAATAAAGTCTAAATTCATTGATATTAACGATAGTGGAATATACGAAATAAAAAATTGGGATATTGTAATCGGAAGAGCAGAAATAGCAAAGAAAAGGCTAACTTACAAATATAGACAATGGCGAGAAAGTGTTCTCAAAAGAGATAATTATGTCTGTAAAAAATGCGGAAGTAATTTAAATCTTGAAGCACATCATATTAAAAAGTTTTCAGAATATGAAAACGAAAGATATAACATTGATAATGGAATAACGCTTTGTAAACAATGTCACGTGCAATTACACAAGCAAGAGGTGATAAAAAAATAATGGCAGATGTTAAATGGATTAAAATTGTAACAGATATATTCGATGATGAAAAAATATTGTTAGTGGAGAGCATGCCCGAATCAGATGCAATGATTGTAATATGGTTCAAATTATTGACATTAGCGGGAAAAATTAATAATGGTGGAGTTTTATTATTTAATGACAAATTACCATATACGGATGAAATGCTTGCAACAATATTTAGGAGACCTATAAACACAGTAAGATTAGCAATTAGTACTTTTGAAAAATTTGGAATGATTGAAGTGATAAATAATGCAATAACAATTCCGAATTGGAGCAAACATCAAACGTTAGACCAGTTGGAAAATAAAAAAGAGTATATGCGAACCTATATGCAAGAATATAGAGAAAAACAAAAGCTAATCGCAGAGGGTAAAGAGGATTGTAAAACTAACAGTAAAACTAACAGTAAAGCTAATGTTAGCTCGCTAGATAAAGATATAGATAAAGAAATAGATAAAGAAATAGATAAAGATAAAGAAATAGATATTAATAAAAAACATAAATATGGTGAATACAAAAATGTTTTACTTACTGACAAACAATTAGAACAACTCAAAGAAAAGTTTCCTTGTAAATGGGAATATTGGATAAATACATTATCAGAAGGCATTGAGCTTAAAGGATATAAGTATAAAAATCATTATCTAGCAATAACCAAATGGGCTAGTAAGGATAAAAAAGGCGGTGAAAGCAATGGAAAGTACGGAAACAGAATTAAATTTGACGTTCCAAAGATTAAAACAGAGAGTAGCGGAAAATCGCTTGATGAAGAAATCGCAGAACTTGGACTTATATAAATGTCCTAAATGCAAAGATACATACTGGATAATGGACGATAATAATAACTGCAAAAGATGCGAATGTTTCGAGATAGCAGAAGCAGAGAAAATGTTTGAAAATAGCGGAATCAAAGATGATAAGTTCACATTCACAAATTTTGAAGAATGGAACGAGACTTCAAAGTTGATGAAAAACGTTGGATTGGCATATTATAAAAACTTTATGAAAATTAAAAACACTAAGCAAAATAGTATAGCATTTATTGGACAAGTTGGAGCAGGCAAGAGTCATTTAACAATAGCCTTAGGATTAAGTCTTTTGCAGAAAAGGAAAATGTCAGTTGCTTATTTCAGTTATAGAGATGTGATTACAAACTTAAAGCAAAACATGACCGATGAAGAATATTATCAAAAGCAACTAGACAAATACAGAAATGCAAAAGTATTGCTAATAGACGATATGTTGAAAGGTAAGACAACGGATAGTGATAAAAACATCATGTTTGAGATTATCAATTACCGATACATGAACAAATTGCCGATTATCTTATCTAGCGAACACGACATGAACGATTTATTGAATTTTGATGAAGCTATTGGCTCTAGGATATATGAAATGTGCAAGGATTATCTTGTAGAGATTGACAAGAATATTAAGAATAATTATCGGTTAAAGATTGATGGAGGTAACTAATGAAAAATAAACGACAAAGAAACATAATTCTAACAATAATAATTTCGTGGCTTTTAATACTTACAATATTTGTTATCACAGCTTATGGGACATGTCAAGAAGAAACAAAAAGCACGACAAGGTATATTTACACCACAACGAACCTTGACAAGCTTAAAATCGAAAATATGGCTTTGAAATATGCTTTGGAAGATGCTAGGGAAATTAAGAGTTTATTATCTGAAAATAATTATATCGGAGAGTTTCAAATTACATATTACACAGCGAATTTTGAAAGCACAGGCAAGAATCCAGGAGATAAAGACTACGGTATTACCGCTAGCGGTGAACCTGTGAAAGAGGATTATACTATCGCATCAGACTGGTCGGTATTGCCTGTAGGAAGTAGAGTGTTTATCGAAGGAATTGGTATACGAACCGTAGAGGATAGCGGAAGTGCAATAATTGGTAACAAGTTGGATATTTATACAAAGAACTTAGAAGATATACCGTCTATTGGTAGGCATATGGCTAAAGTTTATTTGTTGGATTAGGAGGTGCAAAATGCTTGAATGGAAAGTAAATAACGAAGATAAAAAGCTCAAAACTATTATTAAAAATACTAAAGACGGATTTGATAGTTGGTTCAATTCGTATTGGTCGCATAAATGTAGCAAAGAAACAATGTTAAGCAAAGAATCACCATTAGAACATGTTTATTATAAAATGTGCAAACCAATTAAAGAAATAAAGAAAAAATATCCATTAGAAGGTAAAGAACAATGTTCATCTTGCGGAAAATATGTTGATGAATGGATAGAAACTTCATTTAGCTTTTGCGATGAATACGGCTGTGGAATGTCATTATGCAAAGAGTGTGCTAAAAAGTTATATGAAAAAATGGATAAGTGGTTAAATAAATAAAAGTGGAGGAATTTATATGATAGCAGAATTTAACAACGCAATTATAAAAGTCTGGTTCAATTCTATATCAACATCAAGGAATTTTAAGAATGTTAGTCAAATTAGGCAAGAACAAGACACAGCATTGATAACTACGAGTGATGGAAGTCAACATCTTTTGAACATGAGAAATGTTAATTTGATTGAAGAAATAGAAAATAAAGAAGATGCAAAAATGGGAAAGAAAATGTTAGAGCTTAGAGAACAGTTTAAGAAAGAGAGATGACAATATGAAGCTATATCATGATAATTTCCAAAATTATAAAAAATATGGAATACCAAAAGCGCAATTAGTGATAGCAGATATACCATATTGCATTGGCAAAAATGCTTATGGCAGTTCAACGGAATGGTATATTGACGGTGATAACAAAAAAGGTGAAAGCAAGAAAGCAGGCAAGCAATTTTTCAACAGTGATTCAAACTTTAACCTAGTAGAGTATATGCATTTTTGTAGCAAGTTACTTATAAAAGAACCTAAAGAAGTAAACAAAGCACCAGCAATGATAATATTTTGTGCATTCGACCAAATGCAAATGCTGATTGATACAGGCAAAAGATATGGTTTTAATCATGGGTTTCCAATGTTCTTTATTAAAAATTATAGCCCACAAGTGCTAAAAGCAAATATGAAAATAGTCGGAGCGACAGAGCATGCAGTTGTTTTATATAGAGACAAGCTACCAAAATTTAATAATGACGGAAAAATGATTTTTAATTGGATGCATTGGGAAAAAGATAATTCGGTTCCGAAAATACATCCTAACCAAAAACCATTACCAGTGCTAAAAAAATTAATAAGCATATTTACAGATGTTAACGACGTGGTAATTGACCCATGTGCAGGGAGCGGAACAACTTTGTTAGCTGCCGAACAGTTGGGGAGGAAATCATACGGGTTTGAAATTGTAAAGCAATTTGTTAGTGATTTTAATAATAAGTTAGCTAAGAATGTTCAAACAACTATTTATAACGTGAATTAGGGAGGTAGAAGATGGAACAATTAACTAATAACAAAACAGATAGAGCCATAGAAACATTAAGAGAACATCATTTTAATTTATCAGATGCTTTGAATAAATTGGCAGATTATAAATCTACAGGATTAGAGCCAGAGGAAATATCACCATTTAACAAAGAATTAGTTGATACAATCTTAGAACAATTAAAAGAGTATGAAGATTTAGAAATGCAAAAACTGTTAATTATATTACATTTTAAGTTTGGAGATACAGTTTTTATAAATATAAAAAATAAAACACATATCTGTAAAATTAGCGGTTTTTGCATAGACAAAGATGAAACTAGGGTTATGCTAGCTTTTCAAAATGAAGATAATGGTAGTTGGTTTGAAACTGGTGAAAGCCACAGAATGGAAGATTTATTTCTAACACGAGAAGAAGCTGAAAAGGCACTAGGAAAACAACAATGATTGCACACATCATAACTTTTATACTAGGCTCAATCTTTGGAGCTACTGGAATGAGTATTGTCATTATTGTTGGACTTGAAGAATATAAAAATGAAAGGTTGGGGAAAGATGGAGATTGAAAAAGCGATAGAAAAATTAAAGCAATCAATAGTTACATTAGATAAAAGCTTAGAAGATGAAGAAATTAAAAAAGCAATAGATTTAGGAATTGTTGGTTGTAATTTTGAAGAATTAAAACAAAGTGGATTGGAATTTAAAGAAATATTTGATTTAGCAATAGAAACTCTCGAAAAACAATTAAATGGTGGTTGGATATCTTGTAAAGAGAGATTACCGAGTTACGACGATACATATATTGTAAGCGATGGCAAAGATATTTTTATCATGAATTATGATATGTGTTTAGGTTGGGGAAAATATAAATTTAATAAAAAATCCATTACATTCAAAGAAAGCAAATGCAATGTTATAGCATGGCAAGAAAAACCAAAATCTTACAAGGAGGAAATCGAATGAACAAAAATTACACAATAACAACAAGTCAAATTAGACTTATAAAACACTGCATAGGTCTTGAAAATAGAAGGGTAACAGGAACTAAGCACAGAAAATATAAAGCGTGGAGAAACTATTTTACAACATCTGGTGATGATAAAGAATGGGACAACTTAGTTGAACAAGGATTGGCAAGAAAGACAAACTTTCAACAAGGGTTTGGAGAGAATCCTAAACTGTATTGTGTTACAAGTGAGGGATTAGAGGTTTTGGGTGAAATTATGGGAATTGAGATAACGGAGGTAGAGAAATAAATGAAAGTAAAAATAATAAATAAAAGTGGATTTCCATTGCCAAAGTATGAAACAGAAGGGGCAGCAGCATTTGATATAAGAGCAGTATTGCCTTACGATATCAAAAGTTGTAGATATATTAAGATTGCACCAGGTCAACAATGCAATATTGACACAGGATTATACATACAACTACCAAAAGGCAAGGCGCTATTAATACCAGGAAGAAGCGGAAACGCATTTAAACATGGTATAAGTGTAACACATGGCATAGGCACTATAGATTCTGATTATAGAGGTGAAATAAAGATATGCTTAACTAATCATGGCAAGGAACCTTTTGAGGTGAAACATGGCGATAGGATAGCACAAGGAATAATAGTTGACGTATATCAAGCAGAATGGGAAGAAGTAGAAGAATTAGACGAAACTAGCAGAGGTACAGGCGGTTTTGGAAGTACAGGGAGGGAGTAAATGAATGAACGAACAAGATAAATTTTGGTTAGAAAAATGTAAACAAGAACCTAAAAAATATGAAATATCGGTTGATAATGATGTTGTTTCGGTTAGTGAAATTAATCCGTTTGAGGAAGATACAGAGGAATGGTACGCTTTTGACGGTGAATATTATAGATTCAGTGCATGGGGCGAAGGGTTTATAGTTGAGATTTTAAAATTTATAGGCATAAAAGCTGATAGATGTTAATTATAAGGAGGAATGATATTACGATTGAAGAATGGAAAGCAATAGAAGGATATGAAGGTTATTATCAAATTAGCAATTTAGGCAAAGTCAAAAGCTTGTCAAGAAAACGAGAAGGTAATGGCAAGAAAGGAATTATTAAAGAACGAATTTTAAAGACTACTACAAACAGTGACGGATATCATTGTGTTAAATTATATAAAAATGGCATAAAAACAACATATCGAGTACACAGAATAGTCGCTGAAACTTTTATAAATGGTATCAAAGGAAAAGATTTTGTCAATCATAGAGATGGAAATAAGTCAAACAACAAAGTTGAAAACCTTGAATGGTGTACATTCAGCGAAAACATTAGACACGCTTATGATACTGGATTAAATCCTGTGATATTAAATCTTGACAAGCAAAAATTAAATCTTTTATATAATTGCAAAAAACTACCTATAAAAGATATATCTAAAATACTAAATTGTTCAATAAAAACAGTAAGAAATTATATACAAAAATACAATTTAAAGGAGAATAAATTGATATGAACAAATTTGTAGTTACAGGAAATCTCACTAAAGACAGCGAATTAAAATTTGTACCATCGACAGGAATGGCTGTTGTAAAGTTCACTATAGCAAACAACGAAGGTTGGGGAGACAAGAAAACAGTTAGCTATTTTAATTGTACAGCGTTTGCAAAAACAGCAGAAGCTATTGCAAATTATACACAAAAGGGTTCAAAAGTTTTGATAGATGGAAAAATTCAATTAGGCTCTTACGATAAAAAGGACGGTTCTGGAAAAGCCTATACAACGGACTTAATTGTAAATCAAATTGAATTTTTAGACAAGAAATCAGATGGACAAGCTAAACCACAGACTAACAGCTTTGATGATTTCCTAGGGGAAGAGGATATATTTCAGCCAGTAGATAATATGAATGATGTGCCATTTTAGGAGGGAAATATGGACAAAGATGACGAAGAACGAAACAAAAATTATACATGGCTTGCAGAAGCTTGTTAGGGAGGAAATTATGGACAAATACGAACAATTAACAATAGATTTAAAAGAAGCATATCAAGAAGCTTTAAAAGCTCAAACGGGCAATGATGGAGGAACATGCAATCTTGATGCAACATTTTTAAGATTAAAGGGTTGGAGAGAAGAAAAAGTTCTTGAATCAATAAAAAACGCTGGTTTATATTGCAAAGGTAAAAGAGCGTGGATAGGCATGGGTTATATGCTTAATACAAGCGGTGGCAATCAAGGAAATGACAGAACTAGAGTTAGAGATAAATTTGCAGAAGTATTGAAAAATAAAGGATATGATGTAATTCATTTTGACTTGATGGATTGATAAGATAACAAAGGAAGTTGCCGAAAGGTGACTTCCAAAGGAGGAATAATGTACACTTTCACAAGAGAAATAAGAGAAAGGCTAAGACCATTTCTAGAAGAATATATTGATTTTACAGTAAAGGCTTACATGGACGATTGTTTAACTGTAACAGCAGTAAAACAGGGTATTAAAGGTCTTGGTAATGTTTTTACAGCCGAAGAACTATCAAAAGAATTAATAATTGAATGTCATGTAATATTGCCAGTATGTGTGATAAATGAAATTTTGGAAGGTGATTAAATGATTAAAATAGAAATACCACTAAAAGTTGATGGACAATATGGCATGAACAAAATATATTCGGGCATACATTGGACTAAAAGGCAGAAACAAGCTAAAGAAATACACGAATTGATGTATTACTCCATGATAGCACAACATGTGCCTAAAAAGCTATTTAAACGCCCTGTAATAATAAGTATTAGCTACAATGATAAATTAGATTGTGACAATCATGGATATATAACAAAGATGCTTGTAGATGGATTAAAAGGTTACTTAATAGAGGACGATAAACGAAAATATGTAACGGAAGTTAGACAGAAATTTCATGAGGGCAAAAACATTATTATTGAAATATGGGAGGTTGAAAATGATAGATAAAATATTATGCAAAATACAATTATATAGCTATTTACTTCCGACTTGTAAAATAGGTAACCGAATTATGGATTTTAGAGAAAAGCACACCTTGAACAGGAAGTAGCCAATGGAACTAAAAGACGTAAAACAGGCAATAACGAGCAAAACAATCGTAAAGTATGATAATACCAATTATAAAATTACAGCTTACATACTGCGGTTAAATGGCAGAGAGTGGCAACATTTAGTAGAGTTAAAGGATTTGAAGGCTAAGAGTAGCGTGAGGATAGTTAAGATTAAAGATGTGGAGGTCTAAAATGAAAATAGGAGTAAGTTACAAATTTAATAATTTAGATATACAGCGTATACCATCGGACAACAGAAAAGAATTAGCTAAAAAGTATTTAGCAAGGTCTTTGGCGAATGAGATACTTAAAAATATAAGCATAGATATGCATGCGGATAATGATGGCATAGAGTATAGATGTGTTTTAGAGATAGTTAAAAATTAAAAATATGGAGAAAAAATAATGAAGGTCTATATAAGTGGTGGAATATCAAATGATTTTAATTACATGGAGAAATTTAAAAAAGCAGAGGACAAGCTAACTGCCATGGGACATATAGCATTAAATCCTTGCTGGATAAAAGCGGGATTGAGTTATGAACAGCACATGCATATTGATTTAGCAATGGTCGATGTAGCAGATGCACTCTACATGCTAAAAGATTGGGAAGATAGCAAAGGGGCGAAGATTGAGCGACAACATGGATTGAAAAATGGTAAGAAAATATACTACGAAGGGGCGATATAATGGGTTGGAATGCCAAGGTAAGATGTATTGACGACAAAGGAAAATTTCATACGAAAGGTAAGATTTATGATGTTGTAAATGGGAAATTTGAAGATGATGATGGTGAACTTTGTAGGAATGAATATAGCAACATTGATGATTTGTGCGATGGATTCACTTCTAAATTTGAATTAGTGGAAGAAGAAAATAAAACTTGTGATAATTGCGTGAATAAAGGTTCTAGTGCATGCGGTAATTGTTTAAGTGGAATAGGGTTAATAGAGCCTACATACTGGGGGCCATTAGAAACAGCAGACACATCTAAAATAGATGAAAACAGTGTTACTAAATCTATTTTGATAAACAAAGAATATAAAAGCCTTATCGGTCAGTCGAAACACTCCTATTGGGATAATATATGTAAGATGCAACAAAGGCAAACAGATAAAGGCATAAAGCATTACGGACAAGTACTAGAAGATAATCTCAAAATGGATATGAAAACAAGGCTAGAATACTTACAGGAAGAAATGATAGACGGCTTGATGTATATCGAGCATATAAAGGCTTTGTTGGGTATTAAAGGAGCTGATTAGATGGATAAGCTATACAAAATCAAAATACTCATACAAACTCTTGATGAAAGATTAATTAAAAAAGAGTACAAGGCTAAGAAAATATTTGAAAATGAACACTTTTGCACTTTTGAGTATGTGAACGATAAAGGGAATGTAAGAAAAGAGACTATCGACAAGAATGATTATTTGAGGAATCCAGGGTTAATAGTGGAGGTGTAAAGATTGACTACCGAAGATATAAAAAAAATGCTCTATAACTACAAAAACATTGATAGATGGATTGCTGACTGCGAAAAGGAACTGCAAGAAGTACGAGACAAAATAAGCGTAAATTATGATGTTGGAATCTCTGCAATAAGCGATATGCCACATGGGACAGGGATATCAGACAAGACATTTAATTCAGCAGCTAGGATAGAAAAGTTAAAAGAAACATTCGCGGACCAGGTGGAATATTTAAACAACAGAATACAAAATTACTACGAAGAAAAACGAGAAATCGAAAGGATTATTGACAACTTAAAACCTGTACATAGAGAAATTGCAGAAAAGAAATATTTCCAAAATCTTAGTTGGGACAAGATAATGGAGATTGATAAAAAAGAGAATCCGCATACATGGCGAGGCTTAAAAGCTTGGTATGTACAGCAATCTAATATGTTTAAAGAAATAAATAAGATGTTAAAATAAAAAAACGAGCCTGTGAAGAAAAGTCTGTAAATTAATTTTAAAAAATAGCTTTCTATGATAAAATAAAAATTATAGGAGGCTTTTTTTATGGCAAAGAGAAGGACAAGATTATCAGAAGGAAAACAAAATATCATCGCGTCATTAATTAATGAATATGACATTAAGACAGCAGATGATATCCAAGATGCATTAAAAGATCTTTTGGGCGGAACAATCGAAAGTATGCTTGAGGCAGAAATGGACAACCATTTAGGTTATGAGGCATATGAACGCTCAGTCAACAGCAATGCACGCAACGGGCTAAAGTCAAAATCTGTTAGAAGTAAGTATGGTGAGTTTGATATTGAAGTCCCTCAAGACAGGGAATCTTCTTTTGAACCACAGATCGTAAAAAAACGTCAGAAGGACATTTCTCATATTGAAGATAAGATAATATCAATGTATGCTAAAGGACTATCAACACGTCAAATTTCAGAGCAAATTGAAGATATTTATGGCTTCGAAGTAAGCGAAGGATTAATATCAGATATTACAGATAAACTTCTTCCTGAGATAGAGGACTGGCAACATCGCCCTCTTTCAAAAGTCTATCCAATAGTATTTGTAGATGCTGTTCATTTTTCGGTACGTAACAACAATGTAATTCAAAAGCTTGCAGCTTATGTAGTATTGGGAATTAATGATGAAGGACATAAAGAAGTGTTAAGTATTCAAATTGGCGAAAATGAAAGCAGCAAGTTCTGGTTAAGCACTCTCAACGAACTAAAAAACAGAGGTGTAAAGGATATTCTGATTCTATGCGCTGATGGTTTGACAGGAATGAAAGAAGCCGTAAATGCAGCATTTCCTAATACAGAATATCAACGTTGCATAGTGCATCAAGTTAGAAATACATTGAAATATGTTGCTGATAAAGATAAAAAGAAATTTGCTGCAGATCTAAAAACCATCTATCAGGCTCCTAGCGAAGTTAATGGTTATGAGCGTATGCTTGAGGTTACAGAAACCTGGAATGCTCATTATCCTAATGCAATGAAAAGTTGGGAAGCTAACTGGGATGTAATAAGCCCAATTTTCAAGTATTCAGCTGAAGTAAGAAAAGTAATATATACCACAAATGCTATCGAAAGTTTAAACAGTACATACCGTAGATTAAACCGCCAGAGAAGTGTGTTTCCTAGTGATATTTCCCTTCTTAAGGCATTGTATTTATCTACATTTGAAGCTACTAAAAAGTGGACTATGCCATTAAGAAATTGGGGCAAGGTTTATGGTGAACTTTCAATTATGTTTGAAGGTCGACTTAGATAGCAATTTTAGTTCAAAAAAGCTAACACCCTTTTAGTAGGGTGTTAGTTGACATACTATAAACTTTTAATTATACTGTTTCTAAGCATATATGATAATTCGTTACTTTATTATTTTATATATGTGCTTAGAAATTTATCATAGAAAGTTATTTTACAGAGATTATTTCACACTCTCAAAAAAACAGGGGAACTATTCCTCTGTTTTCTTTTTGAAACGATTATCGACATATGGCTCGTTTTTATCAATAAACCAATCTCGACCCATCTTTCTAGCTGTTTTAAAACTTCCTCTTGCTGCTCTTTGTCTAGCTGTTACAGATGTTATTCCATGCATTTTAGCATACTCTGTAAGCGGTATTAGTTCTTCTTTCATTTTGTCACTCCTTGTTTTTATTTATGCATTTTTCAATATCTTTCGCTATTCTTTCTAATTCTTGTAGTTCTAAATATTCCTCCGAACTTAATCCCCGAGAATGCCCTATAAACATTAAGTCAACAACCCTTGCATTTACTTTATTTGTGGCATTTATTATATCCCTCATCATATCCCCATACCTCCGAATCTAAAAATCAAGATTCTTAAATGTTATCTCTAGTATGCCAGCTAATATTAAAAATACCAGCGCATACAATCCGATAAACAATACTTTTTCCATCTCTATACCTCTCTATTGACAAATAGAACGGTATAGTGTAGAGTATTTATACCGCTCTTTTGGTGGTTAGTGTAGCATCTCAATAGCTTTGGTCGGCTTGTGCTACACTATTTTTATTTACTTTAATCGTTGATATAATTCTTGATATTTGTTTAATTCTGTTTCGTATTTTTCATCTGACAATGATAGGTTCTTAAATTGTTCAACGGATAAACCTGTATACCATTTAAACCATTGTTCAAAACTCGTTTTTAACCCTCCTATATTTGATTAATTCTAACCGCTATTTTGTTTTCTTCTTGGATCACTCCGCCAAAGATATATAAGTTGTTATAAACTGCATTGTATACTCCTTCATGCTTCATGTGTCCTGTTTTCTTGAATCCTCTTGTGTGTAAAAAGTTGTTTATAAAGTCTATTAAATCATTAATAGTTCTATCAACTTCAATCTCGAATAATATTGATGTTTTTCCATGCTTTAAAGCTGGGTTATTAACAAATTCTTGATATGCTGTCATTTTCAAGACCTCCTATTTCAAATTTATAAAGTTGCCAATTATCCATATAAACCCCTACAAAATCACTCCATTTACTTTTAACAATTTTCTTTTGTATTTGCTTTATGCTTTTAAAATTATTTGATATCGGCTTTCCGTTTTCTATTGCTATTTCTTGTAATCTTACACCTGTTTTAGTGATTTTCATGACTTGATATGCAGATATAATGTTTGTATTGCTTGCGTTGTAATGGCATAATATATCACCTATAGCGTAGGGGTTTTTAATTTCGCTAGTTTCTTTTGTTTGTACAATCTCTGTGATTGCTGCATATGGGGCGGTTAAAACCATTCCAGCAGCTCCGCCTTCAAGGATTTTATATTTTACATTCATTGGACCAGCTGACACAATTTCAGATTTTCTAAAATCTTTTATATTTACAATGTAACCAACTTTAATATTTTCTCTTGAGAACTTGTTTCCGCCTATTTCTTCAATGCGGTTTTCTAAAAATGATAATTTATCTATCTCGTATTCCATTTTATCGAGCGTTTCATCAATCCACTTTTGAAATTGTTCTGCTGTTAATATATTGCCTGCGTAGCTTTTCAATTCTTCACCTTGTTCTATTCTGTGAAGTTTATTTTCGTAATTTACAATATTTGATTCTAACTTTTTAATTGTGCTATTACATTCTTTTATTCTGTTTGTTAGATATACAGCATCGTTTAATTTTTTCATATCTGCGGTCTCTCTTGCTGTTTCTGCTCTATCTCTGTAATATTCGCTTTTGCGGTACTCTTCAAACCCTTTGTGATATCTATTATAAATTCTCTCTCTTCTTCTTGCAAAAGCTTGACTTCCTGCATGACCTGCGATGATTGGTTGTGTAAAGAATGCTATATCACCGTGCATTGAGTTTAATTCACTTTGTAAGCTTTTACCTGTTGCAACTGCTTTTTCTGCTTTATATTCGTATCTGTCCGCCCTACGTTCTGCTTTTTCCGCTTTTCTTTCTAATTCTTCAGCAAAGCTTAATTTTTCGCCTTGTTTTTCTTCTTCTGTAAAACCTAATTTTTCCGCAACTCTTAAAGCATTATAATGATTCTTTGTGCTTCTGCTTACCCACGCATTAGCATATCTGCTAAATAAATATGCTCCTTTAATTTCTTTCTTTTCTACATCTGATAACGCTTGATATTCTGATTTTTCAAAATGCAATTCGATGTGTCCAGTTTCTAAATTATTGATATAGTTTTTGTTCATTTCTTTAGTTCCTCCACTTTTAATTTTTCATTACCTAGAAATTTTACTAGTCTTTCTGCATCTTGCTCAGATGGCAATAAGTACATGAAATTTTCATTATCTGTAAAGCTGAAATTTCCGTTGATGTCCATTTTTGCGTATTCGCCTTTGGTATTCTTGACTGCGTATTTCATTTTGGGACCTCCTAACGGTTTTATGGCCAACCGCAAACCATTAAATTTTATGTTTTATTATACTAATTATTTTCTTTCCAATCCCATGGGTAGCAATTTGTTTCATTCATGATGTAATCAAATACATTTGCTTTTTTAACTTTTAAAGGGTTAACAGAATATCCGTTCCCTCTTAAATCATTTATAAAATCTTTCTTTGTGTTATAATCTGATTCAATAATTTCTGTTTGCTTTGTTTGTTTATCTGTAACTATTGCTTTATATAACATTTGTAAATCCTCCTATAAAATAATTGTTTTACCTTACATGCTTATAATACTACTTTAAAGATGTAATGTCAATAGATTATTTTATTAACTGTTTGTAATATTTAAAATAACATCAAAATATTGAAAAATGCAACTTAGACCAAATTAGACTTAATTATACCTAGCGTAAATGTTACAATTACGATACAAAGTTACATGCATTTGTAACAAATAATAGAATAATTACTTAAAAAGCTATGTCAAAGAGATGTAGCTTTTTTATTTTAATATGCGAGGAGGTCACAAAATGGCTAATAAAAATAGTAAGAAGTCGAAGAGTGTAAATACATCTAAGAGTAAAAAAAGTAGTGTTAAAAGTGATTCTGTGGCTTCTGATAATGTAAATATAGAAACAGAAACACTAAAACCAAACAATAGACATAATAGCGGTAGAAAATCTGCTATGGAATTTGTTGATCTAGATAAATTAACAGAATACGCATCACAACCAATAGAAAACTATAAGATAGCAGAAGCGTTAGATATGGCTGTGTCTACTTTTTATAAATTACTTAGCACTAATGCAGATTTTAAACAAGCATACGAACAAGGCATCGACAACAGAAAATATACGTTAGAAAAAGCATTATTAAAGAGAGCGGAAGGATTTACAGCAACAGAATCACAAACAGTTGTAACAGATGACCCAGAAAAGGGCCGTATTGTTAAAAATACAGTTACGCAAAAAAACTATGTACCAGATAGTACAGCGTTAATATTTTCTCTAAAAAATCTATATAGTGATAAGTACAAGGATAGAGTAGAAAGTGTAAATACTGTAAATATCAACGTAAATCAGATCCAAAACTTGCCAGACGAGGAATTACTCAAATATGCTAATACGGAGCTATTGGATAATATTGATTACGAAGTTGAGTAAGATTGTTGGAATTTGAACGTTTGTTAAATAAGGGTAAATGATTTGTGATATGAAAAGACTGAATATTCTTGGAATAAATAGAAGCAAATACAAAAAGAACCTTATTTCGTGCAAAATATTGCATGGTTTTATCGATATCCAGACCATCAATTCACAAAATTACATGTATAAAATCATTTCAAATATGCACTGTTTTTTACTAATATTTATGCAAATACGCAAAGGTATTTATATAATTGCTGTAATCATTGCAAATGCTTAATGCAATAAATTGTAATTAGTCATATAAGATTTATTTTGCGACATAATAACTACCGAACTACACCAAATATGCAAAAACACCTTAAATTATTGCATACTTCATGCAGTTAGAGTATTCCTCCTAATTTTTCCTATGCAAATAGGTTTTATTGCTCTAGCTGCTTTACTGTAAAATCCCTCTTGGTGCGCGTAAAAGGTCCTTTGATTTAATATGTATAGCATAGGGGTATGGCAAACATGTTGAAAATACAGGCATTGTGGAGATTGTGAATGCAGATGTAGGAGTGTACCCTATCCCCGATTGACCCCGGGGTGGGTTTCAAATATCTATAATGGTTCTCCTGTTCCCAAAGACATGTAAAATTGGTTAAAGATTTATTCCATTCCCAAAGACACAGAATTTTACCGACAAAGTGGGGGGTGGGGTAAATAACAAACCCTTAAAAATATATTTTTTATTTTTTTCTAGAAATTAATCAAAAGTAGTTAATTTAAGTGCATACAAAATGTCGGCTTCCCCTCCATTTTAGTATAATAACTTAATAAAAGGACTAAATCGCCTAAAAAATCAATATAGGTATTGAAATTTGAATAAAAACAAGCATTTTGTTTCGGGACAAAAATGTCCAATTGCAAACTTTTTTCACAAAGTAGGTGATATGTTGAATCTAGAAGAAAATGAGTACCTTATCGTTAATCCCAATACTGGTGATTTGATAGGCATATACAACAAAGATACGCAAATTATACGGAATAAAAAGCAAGTTGATTATTACAAGAAAAACAAAGTACAAATTGAAAAAGATAAAATATACGATTTCGGTCAAAGCGGAAGTTTTAACATGTTTAGTAATTTTGCAATAGCAGGATTGGCTAATGAAAACTTAACAAGTTCTGATTATAGGATATTGCTTCTCATGATGTCTGGTATTGGATATAAAACAGGGTACATTTCAATGGGTAACAACCATTCAATGACAAATGATTGGATTGCCAAGAAGCTAGATGTTGATAAAAAGACTGTAAATAGGACGATTAAAAAATTAGTCGACAGAGGAATTATAGCATTAAATGTTACCGAAAAGAAAAAATCATATTTCTTAAATCCGTATATCCAATATAAAGGGCAATGGATAAGTAAAGACTTGTATAATATGTTCAAAGATACCAAATGGGCGATGATGGCTAAAGAAGAAAGAGAAAAAGAATCTAACAATAGAGAATCAATGAAAATTAGCAAGAAAAAAAGAGGTATAGGGAGTTGATTAAATGTGTCAAAAATTAAACTCACATTCAATACAAAATGGGACAATCAAGAATTGATATGTGCCTGTTATATTAAAAAACCAATGTGTCAAGACTTTAAGAATTGTGAAGAATTAGACCTTACGCTATCAATTTATGACGGAATAGAAGAATGCATGAGACATAGAAAATATAAAAAGCAAGGTGGAGTTACAAAACAAATTTAGGAAGTGATTATATGGAAGGCGATTAATTATATAAATGTCCGAGTTAATCTATATAAGATTACAGCCAATGTACTATGTTTTCGGTTATTGACCGTTAGATGATTGGAAGGAAAATCTTAGCTGACGAGCCAAGCCACAAGATACGGTTATAGGTGGCGATGACCTATTGAAATAAATAGGAGATCGGCCTTACTCATTGAGCCACGTCGAGAAATCAATGAGTTTTAGGGCGTATGGACCTAGCAAAAGCACTTCTTAATTGAGGTGCTTTTAATTATGGAGAATTGACCGAGGGTTTAAGGTGGTAGTTTGCTAAACTATTAGATGTAAAAGTCTCACAGGTTCGAATCCTGTATTCTCCGCCAATAAGGAAGTGATTTTAATGAAATCAATCTTATGGATTATATTAGCACACTACTTGTTAGATTTTCCACTACAAGGTGAGTTTTTAACACAAACAAAAGGTAATTACTTTTATAGTTTATTAGCTCACTCAATGATTTATAGTTTAGGAATGGCATTGTGTTTTGAATTAATAGGCGTATTTGCTATTTGGAAAGTACTCATATTGATTGTAAGCCATTTAGTAATAGATGAAGTCAAAGCAAATGCTGAAGATAAGAAAAAAGCATTAACGACTCATTTATACATAGACCAAGCTTTACATATTTTAATAGACTTGATTTTATTTGCACTTTAAGGAAGTGATTAAATGCTAGATATGTACAAGTACACAGACAAAGAAGTTAAGTTACTACTAAAAAGCATGGTAATTTTAATCGACAGTAGAGAACAAGAAAACTCGCACATAACAAAGTGGTTAGATACCAAGAAAATACCTTATATAGTAGAAAAGCTCGAAACAGGTGACTACTCTTTTTTATTGCCATCTAATACCGAGTTAGGAATACAAAGAGATTTATATTTCACAGATAAAGTTAAAATCGAAAGAAAAGCAAGCCTTGAAGAACTTAGCGGAAACTTTTCAAACGATAGATTGCGCATAGAAAGCGAGTTCATAAGAAATAAAGGTAAATGTACCTTGCTTATTGAAAATGCCTCATATGACGATATAATCAACCACAAATATAATACAAAATATGAACCGTTATCATTTATTGGAACATTGCACAGTTTTAGCGAGAGATACAATATTCCATTTGTTTTCATGAAAGACAATAAGTATTCGGCACAATATATCTACTATACCTTTTATTACTTTTTGCGAAATTATTTGTTAGGGAGGTAATTTTATGGCTAGAAAACACATATCAGATAAGCAAGTTATAGAAGCTTATCTTGAATGCAATAAAATGAAATTTACAAACGAAAGAAAATATCCTTACGAGTTATTGAGTGAATTGACAGGACAGCCAGAAAAAGTTTGCTATCGAGCAATGGAACGAGCAGAAGACCGAGGGTATATTGGAAGTGGAATTACACTACGTTCTGGTTGGGTTACAGATAAAGGAATGGAATTACTGAAATAAGGTTGTGATTTTATGGCAAATGAAAAACAGAAACAATTAACATCAGAGCAAGCATTTTCAATTTTAGCAACTAGAGAACTCGAACGTAGAAAAATTATAAGAGATATAGAATATTTCTTTGAAAATTACATGTATATAGAAAATAAAAGCGGCAAAACACCAGATGAACGTTCTGTATTATTTAAAATGTTTCCAGAGCAAAAAAGAGTTTTAAAAGAAATAGAAGAAAATTCAAAAAACATACTTATAAAAGCAAGACAATTAGGTATGACGTGGTTATCTTTAGGATATGGAACTCATGGTTGTCTAAGTACTCAACAATATACAGTTGCAATATTATCACAAACAGAGGAATATATGTATGCTGCAATAGATAGAGTTGAATATATTCTTATGCGACTTCCTAAATGGCTTATGCAGGAATACAACAAAGAAAATGCACAATACGGAAGTATGTACCTATATGAAAAGAAATCAGATGAAGTAATTATATATTATCCAGCTAGAGAAGATGGGGTACGGGTAACAAGTACTATAAATGGCTATGTATCAACTGAACGAAGCGGTCGTTCTATTACTGCCGACCTTATAATACTTGATGAATGGGCGTTCCATGAAAATGCTGAATTAGTATTCGCTGGTATCGGACCTACTATCAATAGACCCGATAGTGGTAAATTAATAGGATTATCAACCAACAAAAGAGGTAGCTATTTTGAAAGCATAGTACTTGATTGTTTAGAAAATAATGCAGAAATGGGGTTTCATTTAATATTTTTAAGCGTATATGCAGACCCTAGAAGAACAAAAGAATGGTATGAACAAACTAAGAAAACTTTTAAAAATACATGGAGACAAGAATATCCAGAGACAATAGAACAAGCTTTATCAGCTGGAGAATTAACAGCATTTCCAGAGTTTTCAAGAGATATTCATGTATGTGAACCTTTTGAAATTCCCGATCATTGGATTAAATGGGGTTCTGTAGATAACGGATTAAACGACCCGTTTTGTTGGTTTAAAGCTGCATTATCAGAAGATGGTATTACTTATATTTATTATGAGTATACAAGAGATAAAAAAGACCCTAAAATTTATTATACAGACCAAGCTAAAAAGTTTATGGAAGATTGTAAAATTGATATTACAGAACAAGTAAAAGAAGAAATCGACAGCTATCACATAGGATATGAAACATATGGAATCGAAGAATATACATATGAAAAGTTAAAATATGTAATATTTGGAGCAGATGCATTTAACAAAGATACAGCTAAAGGTACAGGAAAAAGTCTTTTAGATATGTATAAAAGTGCTGGATTCAATTATCCAACTGTAAGAGCGGTCACAGATAGAAAGCTAGGGAAAGACACAATACATGAATATTTAAAACATATTGATGATGGAACTGGTAAAAAAACAGCTAAGATACAAATATTTAGTACTTGTAAGCATTTAATAAGTCATTTACCTAAATTAGTAGTTGAGGATAATAACCCTAATGTAATAGCAGGAAACTCAGCAATAGACAATACAGCTGACTGTCTAAAATATTTGTTAATTGGTAGCCCTAGAAATAATACGCAAGCTATCAGTGAACCAGAAACGCCAATAGAAAAATACAAAAAAGAAAAAATTAAGAATCTAAAAAAGGGAAAGCGCAGAAAGGGAGTTTTGAATTAATTTCAGCGTTTTTTTAATACAAAAAATAAAAGAGAGGTATAGAAATGGAACTAGGAGTATGGAAAGTAAAAAACAGGAAGAAATGCGATGCACATTACACTTGCAAGGGCATAGCGACACATTACATAGGAGATAAAGAAAAACCACAAGACCCAAGAAATTATTACATATGCGATGAACATTTAGAGTTGGTGTACAATAAGTTATTAGAAATATACAATATCAATTCAGAGCCATTAAAACCTACTTTAAACGAAAGTAATGCAGATGATAAAGCAATTAATCAAGAACTCACATCAAAGTACCTAGAAATGCTATACAGTAGCGGAGGAATGACAAACAAAGCAAAATTAAAATCATTCTGTGAAGAAAATGGAATTGAATTACCGAAAGATGTTGATGAATTAAATACTAAGGGGTATATGGAATTGATATTCCCAGAAGTTTTAGTCAAAGAAGGTGATTAATGGTGAATATACCAGAATCAATTAGGATTGGAAGCTGTGATTATAAAGTAGATTTTACTGATAAGGATTTAGTTGCTAACTGCAAAGAAGTTTATGCAAGAATTAACTATGATAATCATTTAATAGAAATTAATAATAAATTAGGTGATAAACAGCACAAAGAATTATCATTTTTACATGAAATGTTTCACGGAATAATTAGAAATAGAAACCTAGAAATTGAAGATGAAGAATTGATTGTTGAAGAATTGGCGAGAGGACTTCATCAAATAATTAGAGACAATCAAGAAATATTTATAAACAGGGAGGAATCAAATGTTTAAACCGTTAGGAAACAACATAATCATCAAAAAAATATCAGAAGAAGTAAAAAACAAAAGCGGAATTATATTAGTTTCAAACTCTGAAGACAGAGAAAGAAATGATATAGGAGAGGTAATTGCAGTATCAGACAATGCAAATGAATTAAAAGTCGGTCAAAAGGTTATTTATTCAAAGTATGCAGGAAGTACGCTAAAACAAGATGGTGAAGATTATTTGATAATTGATTTTGATGATATTTTGGCGTTAGTGGAGGATTGATTTTATGAGAAGTAGATTGTTTAGATTTTTCTGTAAAGGATTATGTAATCATCATTACATACATGGGAAATGTACTAAATGCAGTAAGATAAGAAGATAAATCATATCGGAGTTGATTTTATGGACAAGGTTTGTTATAGCGATAATGAGTACAAAATTATCCATAACAATAGAAATTATGTATTGATAAACCTAAATGGCGAGTATGGAAATCATGGACATTTCAAGCAATTAAAAACTTGTTATTTGATGATTAAGCTAATGAATAAAAAAATAGTACCTAAAAGCAAGTACTTGCAAGATGCGGTGTTAAGAATTAGTTTAGATGAATCCTACAAAGATAATGTATTAGCAAAACAGAACAAAAGCAAAACATTATATGTAAATGTGAACAAAGGAATAAAAAATAAATTATAAAAGGAGAAATGCCATGTCTAAATACAAAGTAAAATCAACAAATGCAAGAATAGCAGATACAAAAGAAGAATTAGAAGGCGAAATTTTATTAGCGGAAGAAATAGAAAATGTAACGGAATTACCGACAGCAGTTGAAGCACATAGAGGAAAAATTAAAGTATTGTTAGGTGGAACAGGAGTTGCAGACGTACCGTATATATGTATCAAAAATGCTAGCGATGAATACGAATACGACACTATAACTATTGTAGCACCATAATAGGAGGTATTTAAATGGGAAAGGAAATAAGAGATAAGGTAAAGCACTATCAATTTGGTTCTACTGAATTAGAAGAAGATTATCCAACGGATTGTCCTAATGGTAGTGATATGGAAATTATAGACGAAGAAACTCATAAAATAACAGGATATAAGGTGTTTGACGGTACTCATTGGAACGCCTTATAATTCACAGGAGGCGAAACATGGGACCAATAAATGAACACATATCAAGAAGTAATCGAATAGCGATAAGAGATTTAGCAAGTAAAACATCTATCACAACAACACATCAATTTGCAGATGCTACAGCTCGAGATGCATATTTTGTGACTAATCCCACTGAATTAACAGAAGGGTTATTTATTAAAGTTGGTACAGGCTATCAGCAGTATTTAAGCGAAACATGGGAAGATGTATCAGCAGTATTAATTGAACAAGTACAAGCAGACACACAGCTTATAAACGATGCTGGGAATTATTATGCAAGCAATAATACAGAGGGAGCATTACAAGAAGTAGGGTCGGACATGGCAGATATAGCGACACAACAACAAACAACAAATCTAAAAATATCCACCGTTGAAAAAGACCTAAAAGACTACCAACAAACCCTTGCAACTGTAAATATAAACCAAGAAGCTAAGCAATCTGTAACAGGTTATGGAAATGTAAGCTTTCCAAAGAACACAGCTAACGGGCAAGTTAGTTGTAGTGTGAAAGGCAGGACTTTAAAAAATGAATTGAATTACAACAGAGATACTTGGGAAGAGTGGACAAAAACAGTTGGGAAAGTAGTCGGTGATAGTACAGGATTAGAATTTACATTTAGTGATGTTTCTCCCTCGGCAACAGCGATATTAAGCACAGGCGTAAAAAATAGTCAAAAATACGGTTTGTTATTAAATGTAGCATCTAACACATTGAGTACTAAACGTCTTGAACTTAGCAATGAATATACAGGTAACTATATTACACTTGTAGGCGCAGGTATAATAGGTAATATAAAACTTATTTTTACAACTCAAAGTAATATTACGACTAATCAATTGAAAATTTTACAAAATGCTTATGGTGATTTAGGGCTTAAAATTAAACTTAAAGACATAAGAATTTTTGAACTCCCAACAGGCTCACAAATAGAAACCGACTTCAACACTCTAACAGCAGACCAATTAGCACAGAAATATCCTTATATAAGTGGCGGTACAGCTAAATCTACAATTAGTGCTGGTAGGTTAAAAGGTGTTAATGTAAATTTATTGCCAACTAATATAAGTGAATGGGAAATAGGAACTATAAATCCTTTGGATGGCATTTTGCAGACTGCAACAAACCGATTGAGAATGAGAAATTTTTATAAAATCAAAAGAAATTCGGTTGTAGTACCTAGTTGTCAAAACGGTTTTGATGTACGAGCAATTTTTTATTATGACAATGCCAAAAACTTTATATCAGCAGTAACAGGAAGCCCAATAAATACTACAGTCCCTTATGATGCAACATATTACAAAGCAATTATTAGAAAAATTGATGACTCCTCAATTACAGTCCAAAATTTTGAAAATATAAAACCTCAATTAGAATATGGCACAGTTGCGACAGCCTACACCCCACACCAACACAGCGAACTATATTATAGTGCTAAAGACAGCAACGGAAATATAGTTGAGTCAAAAAGCGTGGGTACAGCTAAAGATGAAGTTAGGTTTAATCAAAGTACAGAGGAATATGAGCACGTTAAAAGGGTTAGTAATAACGAAACAGTTAATGGTATAGATAATTGGACTGATTTTGGAATATATACAGATAATACTTTTTGCTATGCGAGAATTGACGGTTGGGCAACGAGTAGAAAAATTGGAGAAAATTTTGAAGCAACCGCATTAAGTAGTGATGGTAATTATACAAAATCTTTAACATTATCAAAATCAAGTCAATTTTCTTTTATTTCAGGGAGATTAATGTTGACTATTGCTAAATCAAAATTAGATGTAATGACTAGTGGTGCAACTTTAGAAGGATTCAAAGAATATCTAAATTTATACCCAATAACGCTAACTTATCAGTTAGCAACGCCAATTATAACGCCTATAGAAACAAGTGGAACAGTGATGTCTTATCCATCTGGCTCAATGTGGGTTGAAAAAGCCACAGCAGATGCAGGTATTTATACGGACAAGTTTAGTATATTGCAACAAGATTTACCGATTGCAGAGTTAGAAAAGATTAGCAAGATTGATTTTACAACAGGAGTTGAAACTGAGTTAGATGTAAGCCTAGCAGTTGTTGCATCAGATAAATTAAGTTTTACGCATCCTAGTTTAACAGCAGATGATTTAGTGTTTGTAACGTATTTCTTTGACAAGGAATCAACAGAGGGTGAAATGACGGCAGAATTTTATGATAGTAGATATGTGCTAAAAGATAGTGTAACGGGCAAATATTACAAAAATGTACAAACTGTTGCAAATGAAGTGTTAACAGACACTTTAGTGGAGGTGTAGCATGAATCCATATCTTAAAGCTTTACAAAATAGATTACAAAATGGAGATATAACACAAGAAGAATATAATCATTTTGCAGAACTGTTAAAAGAACCCGAACCAGAACCTATACCCATACCACAACCCACAGAAATTGAGATGATGCGTGACTATGTACTAGATGTTGATTATAGATTGGTTATGATTGAATTAGGATTATTATAGAAAAGAGGTGATAAAGTGATGGTATTTGTTTATACTTTGTGTAAATCTAAAATTGAAAAGAAACAATACGAAAGTAAAGAAGTTATGCAACAAATGTTAGACGTGTTCTTTGCAGGTGGAAGATTGACTACAGAAGAATATCAAGAATTGACAGCATTATTAGCAAGTCAACCAGAGTAACAAAAGGGATAAATTAATATCCCTTTTGAATTAAAATAAAAAAGAAGTGATGTAATTGAATAGATGCAACGAACAATTAGTTAAAAGATATTTATCATTACGAAGTAACAAAACAACAGAAAGAACTAGACAGGCTTTTGGTTGGGATTTAGGAGTTTTCCTTGAATACATCAATGATAAACCATTAGAAAAATTGACACACATTGATTTAGATGGATTTTTTCAATATTGTACAGAAGAAAGACACAATGGCGATGAAGCTTTGTCAAGAAAATATAATACTTTAAATACGTTCTTTAGGTTTATGATAGATAAAGAATATTTAGATATGAAAAATCCACTTGCAAAAGTCGAAAAGGTTAAAGTTAGAAGAAAGTTAAGAGGTCATGTAACTTTAGAAGAATATAAACAAATAATCAACTATCTTGAGTCCATTGAAAATTATCGTGGACTCGCTTTATTTAGTTTATTATTTTCTTCTGGTTTAAGAGTAAGCGAAGTTCACAAATTAAATAGAAATGATTTGAATTTCAGCGATAGAGAGTTTTCTGTTATAGGTAAAGGGGATAAAGGCAGACCATGTATGTTTTCGGAAGAAGCTAAAAAATATATACTTCAATATTTAGATAATAGAACTGATGATTTAGAAGCTTTGTTTATTTCAAGAGAACACAATAGATGGTCGGTTGGTGCAATACAAAGATTTGTAAAGATAGCATCGATAAGAGCAGGGATAAGTAAAAATATACATGTCCATTTATTAAGACACGGTGTAGCTATGTTGCTTCTTGAAAATTCTGTTCCTCTTGATGAAATTCAAAAAGTTCTTGGACACGAAAATATTGGAACAACTCAAATTTACGCCCAAACATCAATGAAACGCGTTAAACAAGACGTTGATAATATATTTAATAAAGTATTATAAGAAAGTAGCATTTATTAGATTGATTACAAAACACAATCATATTTAAATTAAATCGAGGTGAAATAATGGAACAAATATATATAATTATAGCAATGCTTTGTATCTATGTAATAACGGTTATTAGCTTAGTGGCAATGTTATCAAAAAAAGATAAACAGTTTGCAGAAGAACGAAAAGACTTGTTAAACAGATTAATGGCTAAAAATACACAAGAATATATACAAGTTAGCAAGAAGGAAACAAAGAAACAAACATTAACAGATGGTGAAATATTAGGTGACGATAGATACAACGGAATACTCAACTAGAGTGTTCTTTTTATTTTACATAGAAAGGCGGTGAGACATAATTGTATAGCGATATTTACGGAAAAATAAGCACTCCTATGCAGTTTGCACAAGGATTGACGTACAAACACTATGACGAAAAAGAAAAAAGAAGATACAAGCGAACTTTAACGACAGACCAAGAAAAAATCGCCTACATTAAACAAGAGTATGAACGAAGAAGAATTGAACGATTGTACTTTGAACTTAAATGGCAGCTTAACATGGCGTTTATAGAAGGCGAACAATATCAATATATTTCAAACATAACTAATGACTTGGTTGAATATCCTAAGATGTTAAAAGCACAGGAGCGTGAAGCATATAATCATATATTGCCTATATGGACAACTAGACTTGCGAAACTATCAAGGCTTAATCAGATATTTAAAGCTAGACCAGCAAGCAATGATTCAGATGATATTAACAACGCCCATATAACTACTATGATATTGCAAAAATGGAGTAATGACAATGAATTAAACAAGGCACAGACTAACGCTAACGCATGGATGGAGGCTACAGGAACAGCAGTTTGGAAAAACATTTGGAACACTAACAAAGGTAAGAAATTAGGACTAGCAGAAGATGGCTCATATATTCGAGAGGGTAATGTTGAAAATGTTGTCTGTTCTCCTTTTGAGATATTCCCCGATAGTTCATACAATTCAGATGTTGAATATTGCAAGTCAATAATACATGCAAGGGCGGTAGATATTGACTATATATATGATAACTTTGGAGTTGATTTACCGGGTGAAAGGTTAAATGTATTTGCAAGTGGATTGCATGTTATACAGAACTTAAATAATCAGCTAAAAGGAAGTGACACAAAGAAAAAAGATGATGTAATAATGCTATATGAATTTTACGAAATTCCTACCAAAGCATATCCAGATGGTAGGTTTTTAATTTGTTGCGATAATCATAATAAACTTTTATATGAAGGTGAATTACCATATATCAATTCAGATTACAACAACAGAGAGTTGCCGTTTAAAATTCAGAGGTCAATAATAAGACCTGGTTATTTCTGGGGAAAATCTATTATAGATAGTTTAATACCCGTACAACGTAGATACAATGCCATTAAAAATAGAATGACAGAGTATTTGGCAAGTGTAGCAGTCGGTGTGACTATTGTAGATGCAACGACAGCAGAGAATAATAACCTAGAAACAGAAGGAATAGCACCTGGGGATATTATCATTTATGACAAATCAGACAATACTCAAATTCCTACTTATATGCAAGCACCACCATTGCCAAACGAGTTTTTTAATCAAGAGAACGCAGACTTAGCAAACTTTACTAAAATGAGTGGTGTGTCTGAAATATCAAGGGATAGTTCAGCACCTACAGGAATAGAAAGCGGAAAGGCCTTAACTGTTTTAAATGAACAAGATGAAACAAGAATAAGCCTTACAGCAAGACAAGTACAAGATTGTATGCTAGGTGTAGCGAAGCAAACAGCTTATCTCTATAAGCAATTTGCAGACAATCAAAGGCTATTAAGAATAGTTGGTAAAGGTGATGCGGTAAAACTGTTACATTGGGACAAAAACACTATAACAGCAGATGACATTATAATCGAAGGACTTGCAAGAATTTCAGAAACATTGACACAAAAACGTAACATGATAATTGAATTGATTAATATAGGGTTATTCAGAGATGAACAAGGAAGAATTGACGATAGTGCAATATTAGAAAAACTTGAATTTGGCGATGCAGATGTAAGTCTTGATAGTAAGAGATTACAGAAAATTAAGTCAAATGAACAAAACATTAAAATGTCAGTTGGACAACCACAGCCAGTAGAATTCTATGAATTACATGCAGTTGCAGTTGACACGCATGTTGAATATATGTTATCAGCAGAGTTTGAAACATTAGAAGAACCTATCAAGGAGCTATTTAAGAAACATATAGCCGAACATATACAATATATCCAACGACAAGCAATACAACAGCAAGAGCAACAAAATCAGCCACAACAAGGGCAAAGAAAACAAATTGATATAGACGAAGGGAGTAATATTTAATGAGTAACAGAATTTTAAAATTAAACTTGCAACATTTCGCAGAACCAGCAGAACCACAAAAGACAGAACCACAACTAACTGAACCAACGCCACAGGCAACACAAGCCACGCCACAGTTAGATATTAACGATATAGTATCAAATATATCAAGCAAAATAAACGATACGTTAAATCAACGTTTATCGCCTATAGAGCAAAAGTTAAGTCAGCCAATGCAACCTACTAGGGAAGAAATAGAAGCTCAAAACGAGCAGATAAGACAACAACTCGAGAATGACCCTATGGGTTTTGTAAGGCAAATACAAGAACAAGCTAAGCAATCAGCTATGGAAGAATTTAAAGCTAAATATGACCCTATGATACAAAAAACCGAGCAATTAAATAACAAACTAACATGGCAAGATAAAATAAGACAATTTGTATCTGAAAATCCAGAAGCACAAAAGAATATGCCATTAATCAAACAAGTTTTAGAAGAAAATCAAGATTTAATGCAAACAAGTGACCCACTAGGAATAGCCTATAAACTAGCAATGTCAAATAACTTACTAGGTAATGGTGGAAATGTTGTACAAGGTGTTTTGGGTAACGAAGAATATAAAAAACAAATAATGAGTGATCCAGCAATAAGAGAAGCAATAATTCAAGAGTATCAAGCGAGCTTGAACAATGGAACATCAAAAGGCATACCACCTATTATGGGTAATCAACAAGGCGGTTCAATTCCAGCAAGTGGCGGAGAAACGCCAAAGAATTTAAAAGAAGCGAGAATGTCGGCATTGAGAAGATTCCAACAATAACAAGTTACTAAGCACCTAAAGGGTGTTTTTTTATTGGTCTTTAGTCAATAGACCATAAACAGGACAAAACCAAAAAAACTATATTATAAGGAGTGATACCACTATGGGAGCAACATTAGCATACTTAAACGAAATACTACAAAAGGATTATTTACCGGGGTTTGTAGCACAAATCAATGAGGAAAGTTCATACTTTTATAAATTGATGGAGAAAAACACAGACCCAGCACTTGGCGCAGATTCTACATTCTTAGTTACTTTTGGTAGAAGTGGCGGTTTAGGAAGTAGAGCGGAAGATGGAGCATTACCAATAGCTTCATCAGCAGGAAGAAAACAAATATCAGCAAGCCCTAAAAACTTCTTCGGAACTATTAGACTTACTGATAGAGCAATTAAGAGCGGAAAAACAGGCGCAGCATTTGTTGACATTCTTTCGTTAGAAATGGAAGAACAAATGAGAGATTCAAAGGACAATTTAAACAGACAAATGTTTGGTGACGGAACAGGAACTTTGACAACTGTTAAAACAGCAGCTTCAACTACTAAAACATTTGTAGTAAACAATGCAAAATTTCTTGCACCAGGTCAAAGAATAGATATTCTTGATATTACAGATAGCAACGCAAAACTTGCAGATGGAGCGATAATATCTAACGTAAACAAAGTTACAAACACAGTAACTATTACTTATGCATCTACAATTTCAGTTGCAGAAGGCGATATCTTGGTTACAAGTGGAGCTTATGGCAAGGAAATATCTGGACTTGATTTAATAATGACAGCAGGAAATACGCTTTACGGAGTGGACCGTTCTACTAATT